GTATCATCTTCACTATCATAAACTACCTTCTAATAATCACCTTCACTAACATCATCTTCACGATCATCCCCCCAGGGGGCATAATACCTGTGGAATACTTTGTGGAATTGTGGAAAATAATATGTAACAAAACTTATCTTAAATTTTGTTACTTATCTCTTGGCATGTATGTAATTATCTGCTAGGGCATGATGTATTTGTTTTTCTTATATCAAATATAAGTAATGTTTATATTTCAAAATCTTATGTAAAGTATTATGAAACCCTCTGAGACCCTCTGAAACCCTCCGAGACCTTGTGATCTTGGGCGGCATGTTATCACACGATCGCCGTTTTGTCAAGCACCCCCGCCATAAAAATTCATAAAGTCGCGGTTTTCACACAGTGGACACTTCGCGAACTGTCACAGTGCCAGTACTTTATGTGTCTTTGTGACAATTCATAAAACTGTAGCGGTTTATACAGCGCCGCCGAGCGGGAGCGCCTACACTAGAAGGGTGGAGCATGGGAGGGAGGCAGTAGGACCGAGTGGACACTTTATGAACTGGCACTGTGACACTTGACAAACTGGCACATTGTAACAATTCTTTATATTCTTATAGTTATTTTATGGCAGGGATAGTGTCGATTATTGTTGTCATCGAGGTTACCCCACCTCTCGTTTGATTTGCTTATATTGTAGCGCCTCTCAGGGGTCTCTGAGGGCATCCGTGGACAGTTGGTTTAGTGGTCCTATGGGGTAGGCAAGATGCCGGATCTGCTGCATAATTAGATCAATCGCAACCAACCAAATGCGTTACAGAGCACCACTTCTCGAATCTGATGGAACCCTGGGCGATCACTTCCAGGTTCTGACTTATCAGCAACTCGCAAAGTTTTCTATGTGGAGCATACAAACAGGCAAGAGTGTTGTTGAACTTATGCAAGGGTTAATGGTGGAGGAAGATGTACAAGGAAACCATCATAATGGCACCTACAGTGTCATCATTGAAGGCATTCTGCCAAACTGTGGTCTTCATGGTTGCATGTTACCTGATGGCAGCACTCATACCTGATAAGATTTTACCAGCAAACTTTATTCTTCTTTTGAACAATGCAGAACTTTCTTGTTGAATACACCGACACATTTGGCGGTGATGCAAACTATAGTTGGTGTGAGCGGGAGACAGTAACTCTCTCAGATTGTGCCACTGATCGACAGATTGTCCTAGCATGTAAGGAAGCAGTGGGATTATCTGGCGTAAAGTGTGACCGAGAAGAATTGGGCGAGATGATTGTTCTTCGCCCGCGTGGATCATGTACTGTGATGTTTATCAACCCACAGTATTGAATCACCTTCACAATCATCACCTTCGCTAACATCATCTTCGTCATCATCATGAACCTTGAAGTATTCTTTGAAGAGAAAGATTTGGACATCCAATGTTATGAAGTTGAGATTGATGGATGGACTCACATAATCACAACAGATGTGGTGATCGAGAAAATCCTATCAACAAAAGGAGATGAGAGAGCAAAGATCTCAAATATATTGTTGCAGTTAGATGTATGTAACGGCGACATTCATCATTTTTTCAGACATTTAGCGAAGGCAATCGCTGCACAATATCACTCAAACTCTATGCTGGCAAAGTGATAAGATTTCATTATGTAACGGAGTGGGTCACGGATCTGCTCCTGCCGTGCTAAGATTAGATCAGTCAAGGGAGGCAGCATTATGCTCTGATTGTTACAACCTGTTGAGGTGTGGGGTAGCACCGGAGACGCCAACGATCGCCACTGACCCTGCCATAAAATACAATTATGTAACAAAACCACATATAAAAGTGGCACTGTGACAGTTCATAAAGTGGCACACCTGTAACATAATTTAATAATTATTTCATTGCAGGGTGAGTGTCGCCCTTTGTCGTCTACAGTGCTGCCCCGCACCTCTCTTGATTGTCCCCTAATTATAGCGTACCGGATGGGGGCAGTGTGGCAGATCCGAGAACCTTTAACATCTCGTAACATTCCAAACCAGTCGGCAAACCGGCACAGTCACCCTGGTTTTCATCCTGTAACCGCTTATTGTTCCCTTAGTTGCACAACAGCAATGCAAGTCACCTTCGTCCCCGAACACCTTGAGCAGTGGGATCATCCCACTGGTTTTGATTCTGCCCGCAACTTTAGTGGAGATTCGGATCATCTTCGCGATCACTATTTCCTTGCCCCAGTATCAACATCTCGTGATGCTGATATCTTAACCCGCTCAAATTGGGAGGTGGTGACTGATGAGATTCTGAAAGTAGCGAAGCACAATGATACTGAGATCCATCGATTCGGACACTGGGGTTGTGGTTGGTATGAACAACTCTTAATCCACAAAAGTGATGCCGAAGCACTAAAAGTAGCGGAAGAATGGTGTTGCTTTCTGGCAGATTATCCGGTCGCTAGTGATGAACACTATAGCAAGATGCAGTGGGAAGAAGCGGTAGAGTATTGGGAGTCCATGGACATTAAAGAGCGCCTGAATGTATTGGAAAACACTGTTAATCGTTGGGAGAATAAGGTCTCTATTTTTGTTACTCGACGCGACGAATTGCCCGAGGATTATGATGGCAGTCTGTTGGAATATCTCACCGCTAATTGATACTTTATGTTACGGTGTGCCAGTCCACAAACTGGCACACAACCCCTTGACAGGGGTTTTGTAACATAATGAAACAATTATTTCATTGCAGGGGGAGTGGCGATCATTGTCGTCAGCAGGGTTACCTCACCCCTCGTTTGGTTGTCCCCTATAGTGTAGCGCACCGGGAGGCAGTACCGTGGCAGATCCGCCAAACTTTGACAAAACTTAACATTCCAAACCACCCGGCATAGTGGCACAATGCCCTAGTGACAGATCCGGAGATCTGGGCGACACTGTGTATGTCGAGTTCACCCCCCACTCCAATGCGTAAGATTGAAGAGCAGATGAACGCCGCCATCAGCGACTGCCGGGACTGGCGATCTGGACACACTGTTGTTACCTATGATCCCCTAGAACAGATCTCCTATGTTCATCTCTATGGCAACAAAATCGCTGAGGTTGGTGAGAATTTGATCCGCCTTTTCGACGGTGACCATCAAACTAAGACCACAAAATCCCGCCTTAATGCCATTCTCTCTGAGCATGGTGAACCCGGTGATAGAGTTTTCCAGGAGAAAGGTGAGTGGTTTGTTACCATGAACACTGTACAAGGTTTAAGCACTGTTCCTTTCTTTTCTTCGATGCGTCTTTGATACATAGGGGGACTAATCCTCCCCCTATTCTTTACATTTTTCCACCCTATTCTTCAGTCCCATGCCTTTTAAGTTCCTTCCTTACGCTGATCGCACTCCTGTTAATTGCGATGAGTTTATACAAACCTGGTGCAACAAATCTGAGGTCAAAGTGTACTTCGAGCACTTGCAAGTGAATGGTTCATCAAGCGAAAAAATGGCGCTAGAGTTTATTACTTCTTTGCTTAATCGTTGCAACTACGATATGTTGGAGTCCGCATTTTATGAGTACGGACATATGATTTTGCCGCCTTCTTGTAGGGTTAATGCTTACTCAAGGCGCAGATATTACGAGCACAGGTTAAAGGATCAGACGGAAATGATGGTGAGGACTTGGCAACTGGTAGACACACATTGTGGCGATTAGTAATAGTTAAGCGATTGCTATCTATTCTTATTACATAGCAATCGCTTAATTATCAAATAACAAATCACTATCTATTAATAACACAAACTCTTATTTAATTCTTATTAAACAGCACTATTTAATTCTTATTAACAGTTAATTTAATTTATTCGTGTTTATTATATAAACCCCATATTAGAAAAAGCAAACATCCCTAACCTACAGAGGTGACAAAACGCGATGTATATAAAAAAACTCCAAAATTTTTCGCCAACCAAAAAGGGTTTTCAAGGGGTCGCGGAGAAAAAAATAATGGGTGGTATTGACAAGGATATATAAGTTTGTTATAATTACAGGGTAGTCATTCAAAGATTATGTCTAAAGGATTTACAGTAGAAGCTGACTCAGAAGAGGTCGCCCCACCACAACCAGAGTGGGACTATGCAGCAATCAAAGATAGTATGAGAGGGAAGACGATTGTATTTTGCCTTCCAGGCAGGGGAGTATCGTATACGTTTCTCAAAAATTTTGTACAACTATGTTTTGACATGGTACAGAATGGCATGAGCATTCAGATCAGTCAAGATTATAGTTCGATGGTAAATTTCGCCCGTTGCAAATGTTTGGGTGCCAATGTATTGAGGGGCCCCGACCAGGAACCATGGGACGGTAAGTTGGATTATGATTATCAGTTATGGATTGACAGTGATATCGTATTTAACTCCGAGAAATTCTGGCAATTATGTGCATTAGCAGAACCTGATAACGGCAAGGAGAATGCCATCAGTTGCGGATGGTATTGTACAGAGGATGGTAAGACTTCGAGTGTTGCTCACTGGATGGATGAGGATGGATTCAAAGAGAATGGCGGTGTAATGAACCATGAGACTTTGACAAGTCTCCAAGGTCGTACTGAACCATTCACTGTAGATTATGCAGGATTTGGATGGACGCTAATTCGCAAAGGAGTTTTTGAGGATAAAGCGATGCCATATCCATGGTTTGCACCAAAAATGCAAATCTTTGAAAGTGGTGAAGTTCAGGACATGTGTGGCGAGGATGTCAGTTTCTGCTTAGATGCAAAGGAAGCTGGTTTCAGTATTCTCTGCGACCCACGCATTCGTGTCGGTCATGAAAAGTCCCGTGTTATTTGAGGTAAAGATTTATGGCAATTCGTAGTAAAACTGGTGATCTCATTGAGTCACGCCCAAAAAATACAAGGCAAGGTTCTGGGAAGCATACAAAGTACGCTGCTACTTCTCGGAATAATGCACGAAAGCGTTATCGTGGTCAGGGCAAACACTGAGGTTTATGGGAGTGTCTTTATGAGGCGCTCTCTTTTTTTATGTCCGTAACGTGACTCTAAGAATCGCAAAACGCTCTATGAACCTCTTAGAAAATAAATAGTCAGGATGGGATAGCAACACCCGTAAAAAGTTCTAATGTACATTAGCAGGAGACTATTATGGGAAATTCACCAGTCGATAAAAGCAAAGATTTCATCCGTTCTGGGATGACACTGATCACTGAGATTTCAAGTGAGAAGTATTTAAAAGGAAATAAAAAAGATAAAAAAACGGCAATAAATAAAAAAGAAGAATTATAAATTTAGATGCCTTTAGAGAGAGTCAGTAAAGGATTCAAAGATATTAGTTTATCTTTCAAAAGGAATCCTTTAACTGATGATATCATTACAATTAGTAACGAAACTGCAATTGCGAGATCTATTCGTAATATTGTATATACTCAGTATGGCGAAAAATTTTTTGATCCCAGATTTGGATCTGATATAGAGAATGCACTATTTGAAAACTTAGATGAAATCACTTCATCTGTGATCCAGGGTAAGATTCGTGCTTCGATTATTAATTATGAACCACGAGTGAGATTAATAGGAGTTGATGTAAGTCCAAACTATGATGGCAATGAATTCAATGTAACAATTACATTTGAAATTATTGGAATTGACATCAATTCGCAAGTACAGAGATTAGAATTTGTTTTACAGCCAACTAGATAAAGATGCCACTTATCAATTTCACCAGCTTAGATTTTGAAGATATAAGAGAATTGCTCAAAGGTTACTTGAGAGCGAATTCTAATTTTACTGATTATGATTTTGAGGGATCAAACATATCAACGATGCTCGATATACTAGCGTATAATACGTATATCTCATCATATAATGCCAACATGGTGGCAAATGAAGTTTTTATTGATAGTGCAACATTAAGAGAAAATGTTGTATCACTTGCAAAGAATATTGGATATTTGCCAAGATCTAGAAAAGCATCAAAAGCAGTAATATCTTTTTCTGTAAATGCAGCAGATATATCACCAGCGCCATCTACTCTTACATTACGGAAAGGACCTGTTGCAATTTCTGGTTCTAGTATTACTGGGCAATCATTTGTATATTCAATCTCAGAGGACATTACTGTTCCAGTTGTAAATGGAATTGCATTGTTTGATGATATTTCAATCTATGAAGGAACACTTTTATCAAAATCTTATACATTTAATGCAAGAGATGATAAACAGAAATTCATGCTACCTAATGTTGGTATCGATACTGAATTGATCAGAGTTAAAGTTCGTAAAACTGAAAGTTCTACTGCATCCACAACATATAGAGCATATGCTGATATTTTAAATTTAAACAAATCTAAGGTTTTCTATATTCAAGAATCTGCAAATGAGCAGTATGAGATATTCTTTGGAGATGGTGTATTTGGTGATAAATTAGAGGAAGGAAATGTCATTACTATTGACTATATTACAACAAATGGTGATGCAGCAAATGGTGTATCAGGATTCCAATTTACTGGAAGTTTGTACTACATTAGGAATGGTGCAGAATATAATGCGACTCAGGGAATATCTGCAGTAACAACAGTTGCCCCATCATATGGAGGAGATGCGATTGAAACTATTGAATCTATTCGTAGGTATGCACCAAAGATCTATGGTACACAAAATAGAGCAGTAACTGCACAAGATTATGAAGTGCTGATACCAAATAAAATTTATCCAGAGACCGAGTCAATATCGGTGTTCGGTGGAGAAGAACTAGTTCCTCCACAATATGGAAAAGTATTCATCAGTATCAAACCAAGGAACGGAGATTTTCTTTCAAGCTTAGTTAAAAGTGAAATCAAACTTAAGTTAAAGAAATATGCTGTTACAGGAATTGTTCCAGAGATCTTAGATTTGAAATATCTTTATATTGAAGTAGATTCAAAGATATATTACAATTCAAGTAAAGCAGATAAACTTGAAGTATCCAATATCGTTCAGTATAATATCACAAAGTACTCAAGATCTACTGATTTAAATAGATATGGATCTAGATTTAAGTATAGTAAGTTTCTTAATATTATCGACAATAGTCATGATGGCATTACGTCAAACATTACAAGTATTAATATTCGTAGAGATTTAAGACCCGTTTTAAATAGTTTTGCTGAATATGCAATTGGATTTGGAAATCGTTTCCATATCAAATCTGCAAATGGATATAATATCAAATCAACATCATTTAAAATTGATGGCATTGATTCTGATTTGTATCTAACAGATGTCCCAGATACAAATCAAGAAAGTGGATCACTTTTCTTCTTTACAGTTCCATCAGAAAACTCCCAGACTCCAACGATTGTTAGAAGAAATGTTGGAAGAATAGATTATATCAATGGAATTATAACACTGAATCCTGTTGTAATTACAGAAGCAAATATGAGAAATGGTCAACCAACAATTGAAATATCAGCATGCCCAAGCTCTAATGATGTTATCGGATTACAGGATCTTTATTTACAGCTAGATACTAGTAATAGTACATTTGAAACAATCATCGATAATATTTCATCCGGACTTGACCCATCAGCATCAAATTATATTGTATCGTCAAGTTATGCTTCAAATACATTAGTCCGCCCAAATAGAGTATAAAGAGAAACATGTCCGAAAGAATTCAGATTAGTCAAGTATTAAAAAGTCAGATTCCGAACTATGTTCGTGAACAATACCCCATATTTGAAAAATTTCTAGAGCAATATTACATTGGACAGGAATATCAGGGTGGACCGCTTGATTTGATACAAAATATTGATAAGTATGTTGGGATTGATGCATTATCAAACATAAAAGATTCTGTATATTTGCTGAGAGATGTAAGTTTATTTGATAGTACAATTCATATTGACCCAACAACATCTCCAACAGGAACAACTGGGTTCCCAGAATCATTTGGACTTCTTAAAATTGATGATGAAGTTATTACATATAGAGGAAAAACTGCGTTCTCTTTTACTGGATGTATTCGTGGTTTTAGTGGTATAACAAAGTTTGTAGATGATAATAACTTAGGTGATCTAACATTTGAAAAGACCAGAGTTTCTAGTCATGATCAGGGCGCAAAAATAGAAAATCTTAGCGTACTTTTCTTGAAAGAAATGTTCACAAAAATGAAATACCAGTTCCTACCGGGACTGGAAAATAAGAAATTTGCAGATTCTGTAGATGAAAATCTTTTTTTACAGAAAAGTAGAGATTTCTATGCAGTAAAAGGAACAAAAACTGGATTTGAATTACTCTTCAAGTTACTTTATGGTGAAAAAATTGACATTATCAGTCCTAAAAATTATATATTTACTCCATCTAACTCAAATTATGATATATATGATGAAATAGTATTAGAAGTTATATCAGGAGATCCAGAAAAGTTAAATCTTTCCACTTTATATCAAGACCCATATAAGGATATTTTTGGAGAAGCATTCTCACCAATTACGATTATTGAAAAAATTAGTGATCCGGGAGGAGATGTTTATTATAAAGCTAGGTTGGATTCTGGTGACGGATCCAATAGGGACATTGGATTAAAAAGTTCTATATCTGGATCCTTTACTGTACATCCAAAAACAAAGGTTATTGGCGATATACTGGCAAATTCTACAGTTATAACTGTCGATTCTACTATTGGTTTCCCGAATGATGGGGAATTATATGTGGTATATGAGGATCAGACAATTGGATCCGTCACATATACATCAAAATCACTCAATCAATTCTTTGGTTGTTCTAATGTTACTAAAAAAATATTAGATTCTTATACAATATCGATTGATACATTCGCATATGCAAAGTCTGGTGATGACATAATTCAAGTAAGAGTCAATTCAATACCACAAAGCATAGAATTTTCTGATGAAAATTATGGATATCATAAAAATCTCCCAATACAGTTCAAAACTCTTGGATATAGTGGAGAAACTATCAAAGATCATCACTGGGCATACAACAATTCTGCGGTTTTCAAGATTGACGAGTCCATTTTAATCGATCAGTCTGACAATACATATCAAATTAATTTAAAAAAATCACATTATTTTAGAGAGGGCGACTCTGTTACTATAATTTTTCCAGATTCTTCTGAAAAATTGGGGTCAGTATCCGAAATAGTGTCAGATACTAGTTTGATTGTAAGATGTGAAGTTGCATTGTCTGAAGATAGGTTAAAAGTTAGAAGGAATATACACAAATCCAACAATTTTTTCTTAACAGACGTACAAAATGTATACAAACACAATACTAAGGATCAACATTTGATCGCATCATCCTCAATACCATCAAATTTGGTAAAAACTGGAGGAAAAAAAGTCACTTTTTCTGGAACTTTTGTAGAAAATTCAGAAATATTCAAAATTGTACAGTCAGGAGATCATGGTTTTTACACTGGCGATGCAATTTACTACAAACCAGAGGTAGAAATAGTCATAGATGAAGATCCAGATGAGTCACTCCTTGGTTTTACAGAGACTGAAGTTACAAAATCTTCAATATTTGAAGAAGGTTTGTACTTTATCAAGAGAATCTCCGCTACAGAGGTTAAATTTTCGTTAAGTTTATCAAATATTGATAAATCGAAGTTCATTTCTTTAAATTCTCAAAAAATAGTCGAAAATAACACCATAGAACCATATGAATTTAAAGAAAAATCGATTGGAAATCAACTTTTAACAAGAAAATTACAAAAACCAGAAAAAACTTCTGAAAAAGTAAAAACAGGTCCAGGATTTACTGGAATTCTGATCAATGGAACAGAAATTCTAAATTATAAATCACAATATTCAATAAATTACGGAAAAATTGAAAAAATTGATGTAATTTCTAATGGATTTGATTATGATATCATAAATCCACCAAATTTAGTCATTTCTGATCAATATGGGCAAGATGCTGAAGGATTTGTTGATATATCTGGATCTCTGGAGGAGATACAAATTATAGATCCAGGTTTTGATTATCAAGAACCACCAATTATTACAATAGTTGGCGGAAATGGAGTTGGTGCAAAGATTTCTACAAATATGAAGAAAATAATCCATTCAGAGGATTTTAATTCATTATCAATTTCTACTGTCAATAACACTATTGGTTTTTCTACTTATCATAAATTTAAAACCGGTGAAAGTGTTTTATATAAGACAAATGATCAACAGACAATTGGTGGTATTGCTAATGGATCTGCATATTATGTTTCTGTACAGGATGATGTCACTGTTTTATTGCATGAAACAAGAAATGATGCGATTTCTGGAACAAATGTAGTAAGTTTAACTTCTATTGGTAAGGGGTATCATAGTTTAGAATCTACCGAAAATAAGCAATGTGTAGAATCATTCAATATTATTAGTAGTGGCATCAATTATCAAAATAAAAAGAGAATAGTAAAAGAAGATCATATAAACTTACAGAAGAACTCTTTTTACATTGAAAATCATAGGTACACTTCTGGGGAATATATTAAATATTTTTCTACCACAGGAACTGCAATTGGTGGATTAGTTATAGGTGATGAGTATATCGTTACTGCAATAAATTCTAATGAATTTATTCTTTCTCATGTTGATAATGATGACAAAGACATATTCTACAAAAATAAGCAATACGTAAACTTAACTTCATATGGAAGTGGCAATCATATATTTAATTGCCCAGAGATACAAGTAAAGATATCAAGCAAAATTGGTATTTCTGCAATCGGACAAGAAAATTTTGAAGTTAAAGTACAACCTATTTTTAAGGGACAAGTCGAAAGTGTACATTTATCGAATGGTGGACATGGATATGGATCTTCTGAAATTGTAAATTATAATAGGACACCAGATGTTTATCTAGACTCTGGTGTAAGCGCACAAGCAAGTCCAGTCGTGAATAATGGAGAAATTGTTGATATAATTATCCTAAATCAAGGTAGAAATTATACTTCTACTCCGAATTTAAGAATTGTTGGAGAAGGATCTGGAGCTGTATTAACTCCAATAGTAGAAAATGGATTTTTACGAGAAATTAAGGTAGTAAATAGTGGATTTGGATATAGTCAAGAAACTTTCATAATTATAGAATCACCCGGACAGGAAGCAAAGTTTAATACTAAGATTCAGTCGTGGAATATAAACTTGTTTGAGAAGAATATCAATGATATAGAACAAGATGATGTAATTATAGCAAATTCTATAAATGATAACTATGGATTGCAATGCTCATACATTTATGCACCAAGATCATTAAGAGAATCTTTAAATTCAATAGATTCAACCGGAAATGAAATATATGGTTCAAAAGATTTAAGAAAAAATAATAATAAAGAAATTGAATCGGTAGATCACTCTCCAATTATAGGTTGGGCTTATGATGGAAACCCAATTTATGGTCCATATGGATATTCTAGAATAGATGGTGGTTCAATTGCACAAATGAAATCTGGATATAGATTAGATTTGAAACCAAATAGACCCCCCACTGGAATATATCCAGAGGGATTCTTCGTCGAAGATTATACGTACTTTGATTCTACAGATGAAGATGTTCTAGATGAAAATAATGGAAGATTCTGTATAACTCCAGATTTTCCAGAAGGGACATATGCATATTTTTCAACTGTCAACCCAGTTTCTGTAGAATCATCTGGAAAGTTTATAAGATATAAAAAACCACAATTCCCATATTTAATTGGAGATTCTTTCAATAATTCTCCAATAGATTTTAATTTTGAAAAATCATCAAATCAAAGTGAATATGTATTTAATAATAATTGGGCAAGAAATACTTCACCATACAATTTAGATGAAGATTACGAGTACTTAGATTTACCAGATATATCCTCACAAAGATTGACGGTTAATTCAATCAATCTTGGCAATATTGAATCAATAATCGTAAAAAATTCAGGAGATTCTTATAAAGTCGGAGATAAAGTAATTTTTGACAATATTGATAGTGATGGGGAAAATGCATCTGCAGAAGTATTCAGAATCAAGGGAAAATCTGTAAATGAAATAACTTCAGAAAATGTTAAAGTTGATGATATAGAAATATCCTCAACAAATAGAAAAAATGAATATATTGTTACTTCTCAATTACCACACAATCTAAACAATAACGATATCATAAGTGTTGATGGTTTGTCTAATAATTTTGAATTGGGTGGAGTATACACTGCAAAGGTTAATGAAAATATTTTAAAAATATCTGAAAATATTCTTGATTCATCCCAAACTGGAATTATTACCCAATTTAGTGTTGTTGGAAATTTATCTGCAGACAGAATAAGAGAAAATGATATTCTACAGATCGACTCAGAAAAGGTAAAAGTTCTGAATGTATATAAAACTCAGTCCAAATTAAGAGTATTAAGAGGATATGATAATACTGTGGGGGCAGCTCATAGTATATTCTCAGGTTTAAGCGAACTTTCTAGAAAATTGACAATTTTATCAAATGAGTCATTTAATCTGAAATCCAACAAGGAATTTTACTTTAGTCCATCGCAATCTCTTGGGTTAGGATCCGGATCAGCAACTTTAGTATCTACTGAGGATGGAGATTTATATGTTCCACCAAAATCAATTTATCTTAAAGATCATGGTTTAATCACAGGAGATTCTATCACATATAATTTAAATGGTGGAGATGCAATTGTTTTTTCTGAAGAAAATGTTGGACTTGATACGCCACTCTCAGATGGTCAGAATTTGTTTGTAGCTAGAATATCAAAGGACTTAATTGGAATATCCACTGTAAGGGTGGGGTTAGATGGTAAGGGGGAGTTTGTAGGTCTTCAGAGCGGTTTTGAGGCAAGTAGAACGCTTTATTTTGAAGGGGTTGGACTGGGAGAAAACCACAGTTTTGTTACGAATTATGACACGACTATTGGTAATGTCTCTAAAAATGAGATTAAGATAAAAACTGATACGGATCATGGATTATCAAATGGTGATGAAATATTTGTTAGTGTAAATCCAAAAGAAACTTTCACATTTTATATTTCTTATAACGAAACTAACAGAAGATTAGTTGTAAATAAAAAATCATTTGTAGACTCAGATTTTGATCTTTTAAATAATACAATTAAAATACAGAATCATAGCTTTAGTACTGGAGATAAGGTAATCTACACCTCATCAAATCCATCCGATACTTTGGAGTCAGATAGAATATATTACATCGTAGTTATCGATTCTGATACAATTGCATTGTCAAACTCTTATTCTGATTCGACTCAGAATAAGTTTATATCTGTAAATACCCCATCATCTGGAGATATTAGTTCTATTAGTCCTAAAATAAAATTATATAGAGATTCGACCATAGTATTCAACGTATCAGATGAATCTTTATCATATTTAATCCAATCTATACGATATAGTGCATTTAGGTTAGATTTTTATATCGACAATAAGATGACAATAAAATGGCAAGATTCTATTGGTGATATAAAAAGAGTTGGGGACATCGGTATTGATTCAGGGGCTACAATAACATTAAAAATTGATGAAAATTGCCCAGATACGATTTTTTACAAATTGACGCCAATATTTAAAGATGGCATGCCGGATTCAAAGAGGTATCCAGTAGCTGATGTCGAAATTCTTGGAATGTCAACTATTTCTATCGGTGAGAGCAATTATAATGGAAAATACAAATCCCAAGTAGTTTCCAATGATGAAATAAAGTTTGGAACTAATGAAATTTGCGAAAAAGACAAATATACATCTAGTACATCAGATATATCCTACGAAACTTCTTCATTAACTGCACAGGGTCCTATTTCTAAAATAATTGTCACAAATCCCGGCAAAGGGTATAAAAAAATTCCTAGAATTTCTGGGGTAGATAGTGATGCTGGAATTAATGCTTTATTAGAACCATTTAGTAGTTCAATTGGAAAAATTAACAATGTTAAGATATCTGATCTGAAGAAAAATTACCCATCTGACGAAACTTTAAGACCAACAGTATCATTCACTCAAATCTTGAAAGTAAATCCACTATATTCTGTAGAATCAATATCTTTAACTGATTTTGGAAAAGCTTATCTAGTACCACCAAAGTTAATTGTGAAAGATTTGGTTACAGATGAAGTTATTGAAGATTTAGATTTAAAATACGAGATTGGAAATTCCCAAGTATCTATTATTCAAAATACTCATAATCTTAGTAATGCTATACCATCTATAATTCCAATTCACAATAATAATGGTATTGGTATTAGTACTATTTCATATAATCCGGACAATCATGATACAACAATAGTATTATCTACTCAATATAGCGATTCTGAAGATTTTCCAATCAAACCAGGTGATAAGTTCTTAGTAGAAAGTACATCTGTAAAACCAGGTGGAATTGGATTTAATTCTGAAGATTATAATTATAAATTATTCACTGCATCTTCTACTGTTGAGAGTATTGGTGGTGGTTATGGTAGTATATCATATAGTATGTCAGATTTATTTGATCCAGGAGAAAATGCTGGAATTTATGATGAAGTAAGTTCATTTGGAAGAATAATACCGGAATCGTATTTCCCAAAATTTGATATCTCTTTAGTACAGAGTGATTTTTTAAGTAGAGAGTCCTATCAAATAAATGAAGAAATAAAAGGTAAAAAGAGCTATGGTAGTATTCAGCATTGGGAAAAAGAAACTGGATTCATGCATATTATATCCAATGAAATATATGATATAGGATCAAGAGTAAAGGGATCTTCTTCAAAAGCAGAAGGAGAGGTTATATCTTCTTTTAGATTAAAATCACATCTGCCACTAGGATCTTCTTTACAAATTAGAAATAAATCAAAAACAGTATCTGGATTCTTAAATAATGATTTCCAAAGATTGCAAGATAGTGATTACTATCAAAATTTCTCATATTCTATAAAATCTAGAATTCCTTATGAAACATGGAATGATGACGTATCTCCATTGACCCATGTAGCTGGATTTAAGAAGTTTTCTGATTACCAAATAGAATCAACTCCAAGCATTCCAGGATCTATGGTAGTTGGAATATCTAGCGGTTCTTTTGAACAGGTTAATGATTTGATTGGAAAGGTCAACTTAAATTCGTTTTCTGATTTTGATTTGGTATCAGAGAATGATGTAAATGGTATATCAAACAAAATCATATTTAATAGTAGAGTTTTGGGTGATTATTCTGAATCTGTTGGAAACAGAGTTTTAGAAATTGATGATTTATCTGTTTTATTTGATAGTAACCCAAGATCCACAAAATATAGTACTGTAGCTGTATTCAATAATAGAGAAATAAGATATTCAAAATTTATCACTCTTATTAAAGATAGAAGATATACCCAGCAAAGACAGATCACAATAATCGATATGATTAGTGATAATTTTAATGGATATATAAACCAATATGCTGTGGTCGAAACTGAATATGATTTGGGATCATTCGACTATACAACTTTTGGAAATCAAGGATTGTTGAATTTCTATCCAGAAAGATATGAAATTAATAATTATGATGTTGCAGCAATATCATTTAATTTGGGAGATACGATTTCGAGTATTGAAAATAATCCTATTGGATCTACATTAATAAGATCTGAAGGATTGTCAATACCAAATGGTACGACTAAAATCTTTGAATTGGACTCTTCATATACATCTATGAAGTTAATTGTTCAAATAGATCAAAATCCTCTAGCAGCTATTAAAGAATATCATGTTGTAGAGTTGAATATTATAAATGATGGGTCAACAGTTCATCTTCTGGAACTTGGAAAACTAACCACAAATATAGAAGAGCATAGTGATGCTGGATTTGGAACATTTGATGCATCTATTCAGCAATCAAAGTTGGTAGTTAATTTTACACCACATCAAAATTTCAATGTAAGTGCTGCAGTTATTAATACATATGTTATTGCATTAGAGGATGAAAATTCTATTGGTTCACAGACAGAATATTTAAAGAATGCAACATTTGTATCTGAAACTACATCTATACCAGCATCCATCAACCCCCAAGAAACAGTAATAGCAGAGTATGATACACATGGTGCATATGATGCTGCATATGCAATTGTCCAAATCACAGATACTACAACTGGTCCAAACCATAGAATAGAATTAAATGAATTTGTTGTTGTTGATAGCTATCAGTTGGGAATACCAATATACGAAACATACAATACTACATTTGGAACAGTCAACACTGATCCCGGAGAATCTTTGGGGAACATCAGTTCCAGAATTATTTTAGATGGTTCGGACAATAAGTACAAAACTCAAATTTTATTCACCCCATCACCAAATATTAGTACTCATGTGAATATCTTCATGTCAGCATTAAGAGTTCAAGATGATAATAGAGTGGATACTGATATGAATGGATTCATTGGCAGCTATCTTGGATCTTATACAGGAACAAGTACCAGTATAAAAAAAGAATTTGAATTGACAAATAATGGTGTTAAAATATTTGAAAGAACTTTCGATAGTGAAGATGAACTAACTGTAAATCTTGAAGATAGTTTATTGACTGTAGAGAATCATTTCTTTGTATCTGGGGAACCAATAAAATATAAACCAGGTAATTATGATGGTGTTTTCAGTGCAATAGAAATTGAACCAACATCTTTCAGCGGAATTGGAGTAACTGATAGATTACCAACGGATTTATTTGCGGTCAAGGTTTCTAATGATGAAATACAATTTGCATCAAGTGCAAAAAATGCTTTAAAGTTTACTCCAGAAGTTATCAAATTTAAAAATTTTGGTGTCGGAACATCTCACAAAATATCTGCAAGAGATCAAAATGGAAAGGCATTAATTTCAGTAGATAATGTCGTACAATCTCCAATTGTATCTACTACTTTAACCACACTTGTTGCTGAAGAAGTTTATACAGTTAATGACACGATTGCTTTTGATGATATCACAGGATTCTATTCTGGAGATTTGATTCGGATAGGCGAAGAAATTATGAGGATCGATGCTGTTGGAGTTCAAAATCAAAATTTAGTTAGAGTTAGACGAGATCAACTGGGTACTAAAGTATCTGGATACCCAGTTGGAACAACTATTACAAAAATATCTGGCAATTTCAATATTGTCGATAATATGCTTTACTTTATTGACCCCCCATATGGAACAGTACCTATTTCAAATCCATTAGGTTCTCCTGAGGATAGAGATTGGGATGGTGTGGGATCTAGTTCTACATTTAACGGTAGAATATTCCTAAGATCCGGCATCCCAAATACATCTCAAGAACCATATAGTACCAACTATGTTTTTGATGATATATCAGATCAATTTGATGCTGTAGAAAAAGAGTTTATTCTAAAATCAGAAGGTTCAAATATAAGCGGAATAGAGAATGGAATAATTCTGATAAATGGAATGTTCCAATACCCCAATGGTGTTAACTTTGAAATAGAAAGTTCTACTTTGTCTGGACTAACAACTATGACATTCTCTGGGCAAAGTAGAACAATTACTAATGATGTCGGAATATCTAGCTTCCCCAAAGGTGGTCAAATTGTCTCAGTCGGATCATCAGAAGGTTTCGGATATCAACCGTTAATCACTGCAGGAGGGTCGGCATCACTTAATGCAAATGGAGAAATTGATTCTATATCAATTGGAAATAGTGGATCTGGATATAGATCTGGATTCCAGGTTGTTAATGTTAGCGTTAGAAATAGTTCTAATGAAAGAGTACAGGTTGGCACAGCAGATGTAGTTGATGGTAGAGTTACTGGAGTTACTATAACAAACCCAGGAAGTGGTTATTTGGTAGAACCAGAAGTTATATTTGATTCTCCATTAGGTTATTCTGATTTGCCATTAGTATATGCAAACAATACTACTGGGACTGGTATAGGGGCATCGATTAGTGTTGTAGTAGGACAAGAATCTAGAGTTATTGATTTTTCAATAACAAACTCTGGATATGGTTATAAATCTGGTGACAGATTAACTGTGCCGATAACCTCATCAGTTGGAATACAAACAAATACAAACTTTACAGAGTTTATCATAACAGTTGATAGAATTTCTACTGATAAATTTAGTGGATGGACACTAGGCGAATTAGAAGTAATGGATAATATTGAACCCTATATTGATGGCGAAGCTAAAATGTTCCCATTACTAAAAAACAACAAAGAGAAATCTATTCTTGCTCAAAGAGGTTCCGATATTGTTCTACAAAATTTATTAATTATATTTGTGAATAGTATATTACAAGTTCCCGGAAAGGCTTATGATTTTAATGGTGGAAGTATGGTTGAATTTAGAGAACCACTAAGAAAAGGTGATACTGTTGATATTATGTTCTATAAAGGAAGTGGTGAGGTTGATGTTATACCAAAGAATGTTATAGACACCGTAAAGACAGGTGATGATCTTCAAATTGTAAATGATCCTTCTGTTGGACAAAGTTTATTTCTGAAAGAAGATTTAAGAATTGCTGAGGATGTTAGATCGACAAATATTGTTTTAACAAACCCATACTATGGACCAGGAAATGTTGATCAAGAATCTCTTTTACGACCAATAATTTGGACAAGGCAAACTGAAGATAGAATTATTAATGATATCCCCGTAGGAAAGGATAGAGAACTTTATGAACCAGTAATAAATCCAGTAGCATTTTTACTAAATCAAGTTGGTGTAGGTCAAACAACACTTTATGTTGATAATATAAAACCAGCATTTGATCCAAGAAATGAAAGTATTATAACTCGTTCTTTCCAAAAAAATATAACATTTATAGCGCAAGATGATATTAAAGTAGAAGATGCTAAAGTACTAACATATTCTGGGGATTATGGGGTTATAGTTGGATTTGGTGTTACGTCTAACCCAACTAATAAAGCAATATTTGATCTTTATATTCCAGAAGATTCTATATTAAGAGATGCATCGATTGTTGGTACGGCAACTACTGTTAGCGAATTATCTATTGGGGATTATTTCTGTGTTCACAGTTCGAACATTAATGCAGATTCATCATTGTATCCACTATTATCATATAATGAAGATAGAACTCAATTAGTAGGGGTTACACAATCTTTCGTTGATTCCGTATTTGTTGTCCAATCTGCTCAAGATATTCAAAAAAATGTAAATGGAGTAAGTGTTACTGTTAGAAGAGTTTTTTGCAACATAAAGCAAGAAGGAGATTCTTTCAGTTTTGATTCAGACACCGTTACTTTTGATAGCACTGTAGAAACATTCGATAATAATGAAACTATAATATCTACTGGCACAGTATATAATGGAGCAATATCAACAGAACCATACATTGGAGAGTATAGTTGGGGTAAAATAATTTTAGGCAACAGAACAAAGCATTATAATTATACTGCAAGTATACTTAGTGGATATGATGGCATTTCATCATCTACAATAATAAAGAGATCTGTCCCTTTGCAGCATAGTGATTATTCACCATAAATACCAATAAATGTTTTATTATGAAGTTTTTTTGTAAAGAATTCAATAGCATAAATGAAGCAATCAATATACACTTGAATTGTATTTTTGTAGCGATCCCTAAAACAGGTACAACATCAATTAGAGATCAATTGGCAAGTAATGGCAAAAATTTTATACCAAATCCACATCTAACTTTAAATCAACTCAGAGATATAATATATCCATATCTCCTTAGATGCAATCTTGGTACAAATTCAAGTCACCCAACACCAGATTTTCACCCATCGGATGAAGACCTTCGGATAGCTTCACAGAAAATATTTGACGAGATGTATAAATTTGGATCAGTGAGAAATCCTTGGGCAAGAGTATATTCTTTATACACTCGCAGAGAAGGAGTAGGTTGTCGGGATGAAATGACATTTTCTATGTTCATAGATAGACTCAGTTTTTCTAGTGACACTTGCATACATCCATTAAAGACAAAGTGTCAGTTAGATTGGTTCGAGGATCGTGAAGGTAAGATAATTGCCGATTACATTTATAAAGTGGAAGAGATGGATGAGGCAATAATTAGAATTAAAGAGGAAACCGATGGTAGAATAAATATCAGAAAGAAGCACTTAAACAGAGTAAACAAAGCAGATGATTACAAAGAAGTTTACACTGGTTATAATAAAAAAGTTGTAGCAAGACTTTTCGAAAAAGATATTGACTATTTTAAGTATACCTTCTAAGTCCTATAAATACAAATAATGTGATACAGAATAGAAATGCCTAGGATTGGTATAAGTACGGGAACTATAGCAAATGACGGTACTGGAACTACCCTAAAAAATGCAGGATACTCCATAAACAGTAATTTTGAAGAGTTATATAACTTTCTTGGAGATGGAACTAATATAAACATCAGTTCTTCAGATATCGCATTAAAAAGCGATCTTGCTCAGTATGCACTAATTACAGATTTATTTGATAGAGATTATAATAGTCTTGTAAATGTACCTATTTTATTTGATGGTGATTATGATAATCTCACAAATAAACCAACATTATTTGATGGGGATTATTACAGTCTTACCAATATACCACCAAATACGGGGGGAGGTGCTTCTGTAACAATTGGGGATTCGGCACCGGCAAACTCACTCCCAGGAGATTTGTGGTGGAAAGCAGATGAAGGGAGGATGAAAGTATATTATAATGATGGTAGTAGTGCTCAATGGGTAGATGCTTCTCCAACTGGTGGCGCAACGGCTCTTATTGGAGGAGGAACTGGAATTAGCATTGAACAAGCTGAAGATGCTGTAGCATCTCTTTTTTCATCTGGCACTCACTCTGGAATTTCATTTGCTTACGACGACCAAAACAATAAAATAGATGCAACAGTATCTGGGGGAGGTATTGATTTAACGGCTATTTCTGTTACCACTGCATCTCCATCTTCTGGTGGTGGTTCTTTAGTATTTGATGATACAACTGGTATATTTACCTTTACTCCTGCAGATATCTCCAACGTCGGTGGTGGAGAAGGAGGTTTTTCTACATTTTTGGGTTTAACTGATACTCCTAGTAATTTTCTTGCTGATAAATATCTAGCAATTAATTCCTCTGGTAACGCAGTAGAATTTGTCAATGCTCCAGTAGGGGAAGAGGGTCCTAGAGGACCACAAGGACCACAAGGTCTTCAGGGACCAATGGGTGCTCAAGGATTGGGTGGAGATCCTGGACCGAAGGGTGATCAGGGAGACGAAGGTCCACGAGGATTACAGGGAATTCAAGGAAATCCCGGAGTTAAAGGGGACAAAGGAGACCCAGGAGACCTAGGACCGAAGGGTGATCAGGGAGACGAAGGTCCACGAGGATTACAGGGAATTCAAGGGATCCAAGGAATCCAAGGAATCCAAGGAGATAAGGGAGATAAGGGAGATAAGGGAGATAAAGGAGATCCTGGAAGTGTATCAAATGATATAACCGGAACATTCTCAGTTAATGGCGATATTAATGTAACTGGTGCTGCTGCATTTACTGGAAATGTTGATGTTGGTGGAATAACTGTCAATGGTTCTCCAATAAGTGCTGGAGGTGGAGGAGGAGTATCTTTTCAATATAAATTTGATGATATACCTGGATCATCACAATCAGGTCCTGTACCGGGAAGACTAATAACTAGTAATACTCTGTTCAATCAAAGCACTACTGGAATTTTTCCCGCTTTTAAAGATGGTGCTGACTCTGATATTTCGGATTTTTACACATCATTTAATAACGTTACGTCTTCAAATAAAGGGCATATCAGAGTAGCAAGTTCTTCAGATTCTTCTAAATATGTTTTATTTTCAATTACAGGAGTAACACCAATATTTGGTGGTGCTGCCTTTGAGATCGCATGTTCATATATTTCTGGTACTGTAACAAGTTTTGCTGATGAAGAAGATATAGTTATTTCTTTTATGCGAACTGGTGATAGGGGTGATCAAGGACCACAAGGAAGTCAAGGACCTCAAGGAAGTCAAGGACCTCAAGGAAGTCAAGGACCTCAAGGAAGTCAAGGACCTCAAGGAAGTCAAGGACCTCAAGGATCGCAGGGACCACAAGGTCCACAAGGACCACAGGGAGACCCTGGACCACAAAGTAATATTAGTGGGTCATTTACTGTTGGCGGAGTTCTTTATGCCGGTAGTAATATTACATGTGATGGTGCAATTAGATTTGACTCTTATAATCAAGGATTTTTAGCTCATAATCCAGAGTCATCTAACAGCTTCCTTAAGTTAAGGCAAAATGGGGCAGGATTGGCATATGAACATGGTCAAAGTGGTGGATATAGACAGATTACAACTGTAGCATCTGATACAAAATTAAAAGATGTTGATAGTGATCAGATAAAATTAAATTCTCACTGTGAGTATATAATTGATAATATTTCAATCATAGGTTTTAAGTGGAATGAGGAAAAACTTTCAGAAACTAATTGCAGTTCTGACCATGAAATTGGATCTTATTATTCTGGTTTTGATGCCCATCAATTTGAAGCAACAATTCCAGGAACAACTAAAGATATTAAATATCAACCAGATTCAGATAATATCATCGATCCTTCTTTTGAGGAAGAAACATTTAAAGCAATTGATAATGAAGGATTTACTTATCTCTTGGCTGCTGCTGTAAATGAAATAAAGCAACTTAAATCTAGAGTTAAAGATCTTGAGGATCATCTAAATAGTGGTTCCTGATTGTTGGATATAAATATATAAAAAGTCCTAGTAGCAATAAATTGTAAAAATGGCATTAAATTTTCCTTCAACAGTAGGACAACCAACAGACGGTACATTTACATTTACAAGTGGTGAAGTTACATGGATTTGGGACGGTATTACTTGGAAGAGTAAAACAGAACAAAATGAAAGTGATCCAGTATTTCTTGCATCTCCTGCGGGACTAATATCAAGTCAGGATGTCACGGAGTGGAACACAGCATATGGTTGGGGGGACCATTCTCTAGCAGGTTATGGTAGTGGAAGTGGCGGATCTATGGATGAATTGGTGGATGATACCACACCACAGTTAGGGGGAATATTAGATTGTAACGGATTTTCTATTGATTTTGGTACTAATATAATTACAGACGCTGGCGTTGCAAATTATAATACGGCATATGGATGGGGAGATCACTCCCAGGCAGGGTATTTAACAAGTTATACAGAAACTGATCCTGTATTTGCTGCTTCTGATGCTGCTGCTGTAACTGCTGCTAAGATTTCTAACTGGGATACTGCATATGGTTGGGGCAATCATGCATCTGCTGGTTATCTAACATCTTATACAGAGACACAAACACTAGACAATGTTCTTGCTCTGGGTGCAACAACTACCAGAGATATTACAACCACTGGTAAGGTTTACTTCTCCAACAACTTTACCACGACTGGAGACCTTCCAAACGCAACTACCTATCATGGTATGTTTGCTCATGTCCATGCTGAAGGTCATGGATATTTTGCACATGCAGGTGCATGGACACAGTTACTAGACACTGGATCAAATATTAGCGAACTTGCTGATGTTTCTAATAATTCTCCTAGCACTAATGATGTACTAACTTGGAATGGTTCTACTTGGATACCAGCTGCAGCACAAGGTGGCAGCGGAGGAGGTGCTACCTTAGGCAGCAGACAAATTTTCAGTGGTTCTACCAGCAATTCTCATGCAAATAATGCATCACAAAACTTAACTATCGCTGCATATAAAGGATATGTATTATATAAAGTAAAGGTATCTCAACCAGCTTGGGTGACTTTATATGTCAGTTCTGCCACTAGAATATCCGATATAAGTAGATTGATCACTGAAGATCCATCTCCTGGTAGTGGAATACTTGCAGAAGCAATTACGCAATCATCTTCTGAAACTGTATTGTTTACCCCAGCATTGATTGGATATAATGATGATTCAACACCAACTACAAACATATATTTGAAAGTTGTAAACAAAAGTGGGTTCACACAAAGTATCAATGTAGAGATAACGGTAACACAACTAGAGGTATAAAATGGCAAAGGTACTATTAGATGTGATTCTTGTAGAAGGAACTGATAAGCAAGAATTCGTAGATAGCTTTAACGCCGATACTGAAGCAGACTGGTGGAACATGCTAGGTAGCATGCCAACTCTACTTGTCATGAATGTTGAGGAAGATTACATAGAAACCTTTCGTTCGCATTCTTCAGTTGTTCAGGCAACAGAAATTCCAGAATCATTCGAAGCTTCTACTCCACCATCAGTAGAAGAGATGTCAAAGTGGTTTACTACCAGCACATCTTATCTACACAGACACCCTTCTGGCAAAGGGGAAGATAATGCCCCCGCACAATTCATTTATGATACCAACCAAATTACACCATTACTTAATAATAGTGCTTTTACTGTAGGTAGATCTGACGACCAGTATTCTACAAAAGGGGAATATACATATAAATCTAGATGGACGGGAAAACATGTTGATATCGTTACTTTAGAAGCTGGTAGTGATGGAGATTGGACAAGTAACCAAGGTTTGCATGACATTCATCCAGACTGGCAGAAATTACCTTCCGAAGATGATTCTCATGCAAGAACAAGTGCTTACTGGTATCAGTGTACAAACCACTCCGGTATGAAAGGAACTATCACAGTTAATCCTGCTGATGGAACTAGATATTCATATACCTTAACTGTTACTGCTAATGGTTTTAGTTCTTATAGTATTAGTGGTTCTGATAGAAATGGAACGGTTAATGGAAATAATCCTGGGTTAGTATTCCAGGAGGGAGATTGGGTAACATTTAGTGTATCTGCTCCTGGTCACCCATTTGAAATTCGTCTTTCTGATGGCGGGAGTGCCGTGAGTGATGGCAGTGTTACAAATAATGGTTTTTCGGGTGGTGATATAATTTGGAAATTAAGAACATCATCTAGATTCACCCCAATGAACTGGCCAGATCTAGAATCTGATGCTAATAATCAAATAACAGCTCAAGATGCTCAAACTGGTGGTAATAGTGGATTGACATCTCATGCTATGGGGGTATTAAGTGTTTCTGGTGGTACTATTTGTGGATTTGCAAAAAAAGCAAATCTTTATGCAATGTACCTGGTTACTGGTGACAGTCCAACAGAGTGTATTCAGGCGTTGATTGATTGGCATAATGCCAAACCAATTAATCCAGAAACTGGAGAGAAAAATCCCACTATCATGATCGCAGAATATCAATATTTGAATGATAGAAGAACTGCAATTCCTGTTGATAGTGTATCCAAAATTAATAAGGCAGATGGAACAGTAGTAAATAGACCAGGTGCTAGCTGGGGATCTGATTATTCAGAATTTGTAAGAGAAAATATTATACCTTTCAGAGTATATAACCCATCACTTGCAAATTATACATGGTCGGTTGTAATGCCATCACAATTCGAATATACCAGTTTAAAAACTGCATTAGAAAATGCTTGGAATAATGGAGTTGTTTGCATCAATGCAGCTGGTAATAATGGAGGAACTTATAATAAAAATAGTAGTAAGTATGCTACAAGTTTAGATGTTGATGCTGGTCCAGATTACGACGTTATCAATGTTCAATATAATCAAAATAATGTTGCTACTACTAATAACACAACAAGATGGTATCCATTTGTGCCATATGGACCAGCTGGCGTAGACAATAATATTGATGTTGCTGCTGGTTATAATTCCGAAGAATATCCTGGTTTAGATGGATATTCAACTCGTGGTCCTGGTATTGATATTGTAGGTCTTGGTGCAAATACTTGGTCTTCCTATCCCACTACTACATATGGTGGTACATATAAATGGGGAATGTTCTCTGGTACAAGTTGTGCTACACCAACTGTAGTGGGAAAAGCAGCATGTATTATGGAAGAATACTTCTGGTATAACGGTACTTGGCCAACACCAGATCAAACGAAAGAAATTTTACTAGCAAAAGCAAAAAATAAGTGCAGAGGCATGTCATCGGGTGGTTCTGGATTTAATTGGTCAAATGTGCCAAGTGCAGATGGAACATCGATATCCAATACAATTTCGAGTTTAAACTTAAGAATTTATGATGGTTATGGTGGTAATGGTTCATATACATATACTGAAATGACAGGTACTACCTCCTTAAGAGCATACTTTGATCCACAAGATCATGATAGTCACCCATTTTTACATAAAATAAAACATCATGGCAAAAGACCATCTTCGGGCATGACATATCCAAGAGTAAATAACAGTGTTGGTCGCCATAGAATGAATCTACCAGATATGACATAAATAAATAAAAAACTTTTGTGTAATGGCAGCAATAATCACAGACCAAATTAGAATTTTAAATGCAAAGAACTTTGTTAATGAAGTAAAGTCTTCTAACAATTCTTACTACTCATTTATTGGTCTCCCCAACGCAACAGAATATCAATCCGATTGGAATGTAACTCCACCTTCACCAAAAGATAATTTTGATGAAGAGAATAACTATTGGGATACGATGATTGCTTTGAAGAAAATAAATTCTTCAGATGTAAGGAGAGTTGTTGTAAGAAGACCTTGGAATTCTGGAACAACTTATGACATGTATAGACATGATTATAGCAGATCAAATACTGCTAGAATTTCTGGTTCTACAAACTTATATAATTCATCATATTATGTAATGAATAGTGAATATAAAGTTTATATATGTCTACAAAATGGTACAGATCCAGATACTCCTAATGGAAAACCATCTCTGGATGAACCAACATTTACTGACCTAGAACCAAGAGCAGCAGGAAGCAGTGGGGATGGATATATATGGAAATATCTATACACTATTAAACCAAGTGATATTGTTAAATTTGAATCAACAGATTTCATACCTGTACCAGATGATTGGGAAACGAACCCAGATAATGACTCTGTAAGAAATAATGCAGTGAATGGTTCAATTAAAACTGCAATTATACTAAATCGTGGAGAAAATATAGGACCAATTGGTGGAACAGAATTTACAAGAGTTCCAATTAGAGGTGATGGAAGTGGAGCTGAGTGTACAATTATAACAAACAATGATAGAAGAGTAGAATCTATAACGATTTCAAATCAAGGTAGTAATTATACATATGGATCAGTTGACTTAAGTGCTGGTTCTGTTCCTGAAGGGGATGTTCAACCAGTATTTGATGTTATAATGTCCCCACAGGGAGGACATGGTGCAGATATATATCGAGAGTTAGGTGCATATAATGTTCTTTTATATACTAGGATAGAAAATGACCAATCAAATCCAGATTTTATATCTGGAAACCAAGTTGCAAGAGTTGGCATTGTAGAAAATCCACGGCAAACAGACAATTCTATTTTGTCCTTAGATAAAGCTAGTGCAGTATATGCACTAAAATTGACTGGAGTTGGGGTAGATTCCGCAACATTTGATCCTGATGCAACAATAACACAGAATGTGGGAGCTGGTGTGACTGCAGTTGGTAGAGTTATTAGTTATGATCAAACTACAGGCGTTTTAAAATATTGGCAAGATAGAACTCCACATGGATTTGATGTATCTGGTAATGCTGTTACAAATCCACAATATGGATTTGAATTGATTGAATTTACTAACTTGCCAGAATCTGGTGGAAGTTTAACAATTGTCCCATCTTCTGGACAAGATTTAGAAATAGACACCAATTTCTCAGGTATTTCTACCACAATAAATAATAGAACTTACTATCTTGGTCAAGAATTTGTAGATGGTCTGTCATCACCAGAAGTTAAAAAACAATCTGGAAACATCATTTATGTAGATAATAGACCTTCTATTACTAGATCAAAAAATCAAAAAGAAGATATAAAAGTCATCTTGCAATTCTAAAGAATTATGCCACAGCAAACTAATCTCAACGTAGAACCATATTTTGATGATTTTGAATCAACCAATGATTATCATCGAGTTCTATTCAAACCAGGATACCCCGTTCAGGCAAGAGAGTTAACAACTCTGCAATCAATATTGCAAGATCAGGTTGAAAAGTTTGGTCAACATTTTTTTAAAGAGGGATCCAAAGTAATCCCAGGAAATACTGGATACTCCCAGTTATATTATTGTGTTCAGTTAAATGCAACACACTTAGGAGTTCCAGTTTCTTCATATATGGATCAGCTTATAGGATCAAAAATAACTGGTCAAACTTCTGGAGTTTCTGCATATGTTGATTTTGTCCTACCCGCCGAGCAATCAGAAAGAGAAAATATAACACTGTATATTAACTATATCAGTTCAAGTACTGAGAATAATAGTACTCAGACATTTTTAGATGGAGAAGAACTTGTTTCTAACCAACTAATTACATCTACACTATTCGGAAATCCATTTATCCAAGAAGGGACGCCATTTGCAACAACATTTGCAGAAGATTCAACTGCAACTGGTTCTGTTTTCCAGATAGAAAGTGGAGTTTACTTCATAAGAGGAAATTTTGTAGAAGTTGATAGAGAATATTTAATATTAGATCAATATACAGATAGACCAAATTATAGAGTTGGTCTATTCATTAATGAAGAAGTTATAACTGCAGATATAGATGACTCCCTGAACGACAATTCTCAAGGATTTAATAATTATTCGGCTCCAGGAGCAGATAGATTAAGAATTACTGCCAGTTTGTTTAAGAAACCTTTAAATGATTTTGATGATACAAATTTCATTGAACTTGCTGTAATAGAAGATGGAGTATTAAGAACCAATACAAATACATCAAATTCTAGTATAGAAGTTAGAAATAGTATTTCGGATACTATTGCAAATAGGAGTTATGTAGAATCTGGAAGTTTTTATACTAAACCGTTTGAAGTAACACTAGAGGATTCTTTAGACGATAAAATTGGAAATAGGGGTTTATTTGAATTAGATCAATTTACTCCAAGTGGAGGAACACCCTCAGAAGAATTAGCTGTATACAAAATATCACCAGGATCAGCACTTGTGCGTGGTTATGAAGTAGAAACAACATCACCAGTTATGATTGATGTTCAAAAACCAAGAACTGGTAAGACGTTAACCAATCAACCACTTTCCTTCAACAATGGAAACACCCTAATTCTTAAAAAATTATACAATTCCCCAACTACTGGGATAGGTACTTCATATCATGTAAGTTTAAGAGATACTGCTGTCGGGTCTCCAACAGCTGAAGCAGGGAGTGAGATTGGTATTGCTAGAGTATATGATTTTAATTTAGAATCAAGTTCATATAATACAGATCCAAATCAAAATGAATGGGGCATCTCTTTATATGATATAGATATTTTCGCCCAATTAACTCTTAATATTGCGAAAACATTTTCAACACCAACATTTATGAGAGGTAATAGCAGTGGAGCAACAGCATTTTTAGTTGAAGATATTACCAATTCTAATATTGCCAAAGTATATGGGATAAGTGGGACATTCTTAGTTGATGAGAGTCTGAGTATTGATGGTATTGAGAGTGGTATAACTATATCTTCGATTCAAACTTATAAAATGTCTGATGTCAAATCCATCTTATCAAAAGATGGTGGGACGGTAGATTTTAGTGCCGATGTAGATAGAATAAATCAGTCAATTGATGATTCTTTATTTGCTGTAGTACCAAAGAAAAATATTTCATCTTTAAATTTAGATAATTCATCCATTACAATTAGAAAAACATATACTGTAGATATTGTTAATAATAAAATAACAACTAATACAAGACCTTCTGCTGGAAGTGGAGAAGTATTTTTAGAGTTCAAACCAGATAGATATACATTAATTAGATCGGACGGAAGCATAGAAGAATTAGATTTTAGTAATTTTAAATTATCAATAGATTCGAAATTTATTGAAATAGAAAATCTAGGATTGGATGATAGTGGAGCAAAATTAATTGCCACAATAGAAAAATCATCTCCAAGTTCAAAAACAAAAGTACTCAGCAAAGTAGATTCAATTATCATTGATAAATCTAAATTGCAACAGTCAGGAATTGGAGCAACAACTTTAAATGACGGTTTAACGAGTGGAGATTATCCATTTGGAACTAGAGTTCAGGATGAAGTTATATCTGTAAACAAACCAGACATTATTAAGATTCATGGAGTTTTTGAATCTGCAAATATTACTGACCCATCCAGTCCAGTATTATCCCTTTCTTCTTTGAATACGCCATCGTTAACAACTAGTGACTTGATTATTGGAGAAAGGGTTGTTGGGCAATTAAGTGGATCTGTAGCGATAGTAGCAGAGAAAATTAGCACCAATTCTTCTTCGATATCAGTTCTATATAAAAATGAAAATAGATTTACTGTCGGAGAAATTCTGGATTTTGAAGAATCTGGTTACTCTGCGAATTTAAATTCTATAACTTCACCAAGTTTTGATGTATCAACTAATTACACATATTCAACAGGTCAGGAAAAGACATTTTACAATTATGCATCTATAAAGAGAAAAACGGATGTTGAGGAACCAACTAGAAAGTTAAGAATTTATTTTTCTAGTGCATCCTATGATTCTGCAGACACTGGAGATGTAACAACTGTTAATTCATATCAAAGCTTTGACTATTCAAAAGAAATTCAATCAATTTCGGGTATAAGAAATACTGATATTATTGACACTAGACCAAGAGTATCTGAGTATGTACATACACCGTCTACAGATCGTTCACCATTAGAATTTTATGGTAGAAACTTTTCTGTAGGTGGAAATGCTTCTAAGAATATTCTAGCACCAAATGAAAAAATCTCGGTAGATCTATCATATTATCGAGGAAGAATTGATAGTATCTTCTTAACAAAATCAGGAAAACTTCAAGTTAAGTATGGAGTAGAGTCCGATTTCCCAGAAAGACCAGATCAGGTTGATGGCACTCTAGAAATAGCAACAGTTAATATACCACCATATCTATATGATACTAGAGATGCAGTAATTAATGCATCTGATCATAAGAGATATACCATGAGTGATATAAAGCACTTAGAGGATAGGATTAGTAATTTAGAAAAATTCACAACTTTATCAATATTAGAGTCATCGACAGAAAATTTATTCATTGAGGATGTAAATAACTCCAATAGATTTAAATCTGGATTCTTTGTTGATGACTTCACATCATTTAAGTCTCAGGATGATTCGGTCCCAATTAATAATAGTATTGATGAGACCACAAATGAATTGAGACCAAAGCACTATACAACTTCACTTGGATTTATGCCAGGACCGGTGTCTGGTGTTACTCCTGGAGAGGATCTTGCATATTCTACGATAGAAGGCATAAATGTAAGAAAAGAAAATAATATAATAACTCTAGATTATTCTGAGATTGAATGGTTATCACAATCATTCGCAACTAGGACTGAAAGTGTATCTCCTTTCGTGGTCAGTTTTTGGCAAGGAACAATTGATCTTAGTCCCAGTTCAAGTTATTGGGTTGATGTTAGAAGAGGTCATAATTCTGATCATCAAGAAGGTTTTGAACCAAATGTTTGGAACTCTTGGCAAAAAAATTGGATAGGAATGAATCCAAATTTTGATTCAGATACATATTCACAAAAATATAATATAAGCACTTCATTATCGCAAGAAGAGGATAAAGAATCTGTAGGTATTAATAATCATATTAATATTCTAAAGACAAAGGGAAGTGTTGGAACTGGAGTTCAAAATAAAATTGTTGATAAAGTCAATTTGAGTACAAAGTCAACAAATATTCACTTTGAGTCTAAAAATATCAAACCAAATACAAGAATGTATGCATTCTTTGATGGAAAAGATGTAAGTAATTATTGTGTTCCAAAGATGTTGGAAATAACAATGATTGATGGAATATTTGAAGTTGGAGAAACTGTAGATGGATTGATGATTTCCAATGATTTGGACCAGAAGACAAGTGAATCCGCACATATTTCATTTAGAGTTGCACAAGCAAACCATAAAGAAGGTCCATATAATTCTCCAACAAAAATATACAGAGAAGACCAATATACAGGTATACAAATACCGGAAATATATTCATCCACATCTATAACCTTAAATGTAGACACCTTATCACTTTCTAATGATTGTGAGATTGATTATCATGGATGGATAGAAGTCGGTATGGTTCTTTGTGGAAGAGAAAGTGGAGCTCAAGCAACAGTTACTAATAATAGATTAGTATCTGATTATGCATCATGCTTATCTGGAAGTTTGTATATTCCAGATTCTATGAGATCCTCAAATCCTAGATTTGAATCTGGTGAGAAAGTTTTTACTTTAACCAGTGACCCAGATAATGACGAAAATCTTTCAACATCTATTGCTGAGAGTTCATACATGTCTTCGGGTATTATTGAAACGGTTCATAATGACATAGTTTCAATTAGAACACCAATGTCTCAAGCAAGACATGAGATTAAAGAAGCATCTGTAAGAGACACCATTGATACAGAAATAGTATCTGGTTCTTCTTCACAAACATCATTAGAGAATATAACAGCATGGTATGACCCATTTGCACAAGAATTTACGGTTGAAGATGATCATGGAATATTTGTAACAAGATGTGATGTATATTTTAGATCAAAAGATGTTAGTGGAATTCCAATTGAAATCCAAATAAGACCAATGAAGAACGGAGTTCCATCAAATAAAATAATTCCAGGATCTAGTGTAGTTTTAGATCCTGAAGAGATTCAAACATCTTCAGATGGATCTGCAGCAACATCTTTTAACTTCAAATCTCCAGTGTATTTGGAAGGAGAAAATACAGAATATGCAATTTGCTTGAAGTCAAATTCAACGAGATATGAAGTTTACGTTTCTATGATTGGAGAGCTTGATATACTTTCTGATTCATATATCTCAAATCTTTCTTATCTTGGTCCATTATTCAAATCGCAAAATACATCCAATTGGGAACCAAGTACAAATGAGAACCTAAAATTCTCTTTATATAGAGCGGACTTCTTAGATTCTGGGTCTGTTGAGTTCTATAATCCAGAATTGAAAGTTACAAAATTAATGCCAGATTCACTATCATTTAGTTCTAAAAAACTAAGTGTAGGATTATCAACACATATTGGTGGTTCGACAGTAATGGATAGTTATGCATTAGATCCTGGCAGAAAATACAAGCAAGAGAATACAAATGCACACGCAACTTTGATTAGTAAAGCAGCAGAAGCAACTGGATCATTAACAGTTACCTCTGCAGGTTCTGGATATGGTAATGCAGCATCACTTACTGATGTAGATTTGACAGCAATTACTGGTAATGGTAGAGATGCAAAGGCAACCATAACTCTCTCATCCGGAGAAGTTAGTGCAGCAACAATTACATCTGGTGGTTATGGATACAATGTTGGTGATGTTGTTGGAATCTCAACAACTGGAACTGGAATTGGAGCAAGACTAACAGTTGCAACTATTGGAAATATTAATCAGTTAATATTTGATAATATACAAGGAGAATTCCTTAAGAATGCTACAACCAACAAGTTGCTATATGTTAAAGATAATGGAACTTCATCAGATGTTTTAGGTGATGATGATAATCCAGTTTACTTAAGCGAAATTAATAGTGAGTATTCTGATGGATTGCATGTAAAAGTCAATCATAAAAATCATGGTATGCATTCGACTAATAATGTTGTTGAGTTATTTGGAGTACAACCAGACTCTAAACCAACTAAGTTGAGTGTAGCATATAGTTCTTCTTCTACAGCATCAATATCTGTTGATGACTCAAGTCAATTTGCAGAATTTGAAAATGCTTCAGTTGGAACAAACAATACCGGATATATCTTAATAGAGGATGAAATCATTGAATACACTAGTGTTAGTGGAAATCAACTTATTGGAATTGCTAGAGGAGTTGAGGATACAATATCAAAAACATATCCAGTAGGAACCCCAGTTTATAAGTATGAGAATAATGGAATAAGTCTTAGAAGAATAAACAGAGCTCATGATTTCTCTGATGTATCTGATAGAGACAAATATCCAATAACATTTGATTCCTACTACATCAAAATCAATACTCAGGTAATATATAATCCAAGTAATGATGATAGAAGTGATGATACTACTTTTGCAAAATTATTTGCGAGAGAAACAAAAACTTCTGGTGGATATGAGATAAAAGCATCACAAAATATACCATTTGAGGTGATAACACCAAATATCCATAACTTAACTGTTGATGGTACAAATTTATCTGGTCAAATAAAAACAACTACTGGGCAGTCACAAAGTGGAAGTGAGGTGCCATTCTTAACTCCTGGATTTGAGGAGATTTCAATTAACAAACCAAATTATTTAAATTCACCTAGAATCATATGCTCAAAGGTCAATGAAGATACAAGAATGACTGCAAGTCCAGGAAGTAAATCTGCCAATCTTAGATTGTTCCTGTCCACAACAAATTCAAAGTTAAGTCCGGTTATTGATTCAGAAAGAGTGAGCATGATATTCACATCAAACAGAATCAATAATATAATAACTGATTATGTTACAGATGATAGAGTTAATAGAATATTTACTGATCCAACTGCGTGTCAGTATATTTCTAAAGAAATGGATATTGAGAGCAAAGCATCTGCCCTTAAGATAATCTTAAATGGAGATTTAAGTAAGGATAATGAAATCCGCGCATTCTATGCTATAAGTGAAAATAAAGGATTTGATCCAGTATTTACCCCATTCCCAGGTAAAGAATCAAAATATGATGGAACATCAGATAAAAAAGTTGAAAAGTCAGCGGGTTATAGGGAGTATGAATTTACTGCTGACAATTTGCCCGACTTTAAGTGCTATAAGATAAAGATTATTATGACTTCAAATAGTCAGGTAGACATTCCAAAGATCCGTGATTTAAAAGTAATTGCACTTGCATAATATGGATAATTTAGATTACAAACGTGACTTGAATACAAATTCAATATCCAATACAAATATAAGCAAATATGAAGAGTATATATCAACAAGAAACTCTAAGATAAAACATGATAAAGAGGTTGATTCTATAAGAGTTGATTTGGACAATATGAAAGACGAAATTAGTGAAATTAAAATGATGTTAAAAAAACTCACTGATGGAATATGATGAACTTATACTTAATGGCAATATGTTAAATTTTGAACAATTAAAAGAAAAGTGTCTTGAGAATCCACCAAGACACCCACAGTTTAAGAACCTAATACCATATATTGAAGATTGTGATGATATTGAGGAGATGAGAAAAATGGCATTATCTTGGTGTTGGTCTGTCTATCACCAAGAAGATGCTAGAAGAGAAATGTATAGCACTATAAAGTATGTGGAAACAGGAATTTGTGATGGTGATGGAGAGTTTTTATGAATAATGATAAATACTATTAATAGGTCTATTTTAAGTAAATGTCACAACCATCAAGTAGGTCTGAGTTGATAAACTACTGCAAAAGGCAGTTAGGCGCTCCAGTATTAGAAATCAATGTTGCCGAAGAGCAACTTGATGATTTAGTAGATGATGCTCTACAGTATTATCATGAGAGGCATTTTGATGGGGTAGTGCAAACCTACCTAAAATATAAAATCACCCAAGATGATATTGACAGAGGTAGGGCAAAAGAAAAGGATGGAAATGTAGGTGTAACTACAACTACCGTTAGTTCGGAGATGCCAGGTATGGGAACTGTAAATTTCTCATACAATGAAACTGGCAACTACTTACAGGTCCCATCATCTGTAATAGGAATAACTAAGATATATCATTTTGATGGTGCAAATACCACCACAAATAATATGTTTAGTTTGAAATATCAGATGTTCCTCAACGATCTCTACTATTGGGGATCAATGGAGATTCTCACATATGCTATGACTAAAACATATTTGGAAGATCTCAATTTCTTACTAACAACTGAAAAACAAATTAGATTTAATCAAAGAATGGATAGGTTGTATATTGATATTGATTGGTCTGCTGTGAAAGAAGGCGAGCATTTAATTATTGATTGCTATCGTCTTCTTGATCCAAATGAATATACTAAAGTATGGAATGATTCTTTTTTAAAGAGATATCTTACAGCACTTGTTAAGAGACAATGGGGACAGAATCTTATCAAATTCCAAGGAGTTAAACTTCCTGGTGGAGTGGAGTTAAATGGAAGAATGATTTATGAAGATGCTCAGAATGAGATAAACTTTATTTTAGAAGAGATGTCAAGTACATACGAATTACCACCACTAGATATGATTGGTTGATATGTTAAATCCATTTTTTACCCAAGGAACATCGGGTGAGCAAAGTCTCATTCAAGATCTTATTAATGAACAATTAAGAATGTATGGCATAGAAGTTCATTATATGCCCAGATCATATGTAAGTGAAAATGATATAATAAAAGAAGTAACTAAATCTGCATTTATAAATTCATACCCCATAGAAGCATATATACAAAATTATGAAGGGTACGCAGAAAATCCTGTGCTATTATCTAAATTTGGCATCGAGCAAACTCAAGAAGTTGTTTTTGTAATCTCCCAAGAAAGATGGGAAACTTATATTGAACCACTAATAAGAGATAAACCAGATATCAAATTATCATCTAGACCAAAAGAAGGAGATCTAATATATCTACCTTTAGGTGATAGACTTTATGAGATTAAATATGTAGAGCACGAAAAACCATTTTATCAACTTCAAAAAAATTATGTTTATGAATTAAGATGCGAAATCTTCCGTTATGAGAATGAGATTATTGATACAGATATTCAAGAAATTGATGATAATTTAGTTGGGAATGAAATGGATGGCAGGACATCTGATGGAACTTCTGTAGTCCTTGGTCCAACTCAAACAATTTTGGTTACTGGTGTTGGGGTTACTGCTACTGCTACAGCAACTATTGCTAATGGTGGTATTCAGTTTGTAACAATTACAAATAGAGGTAGTGGATATTCTGACTTCCCATCAGTTGGGTTTTCTTCTGCACCCACTGGAGGAGTGACTGGAATAGCGACAACACGATTAATTGGTGGTATAAATCTGCATGATGCAACTCTTGGAACAAGGACAAGATTAGTTCAAAATGTGGATATTGTGGACACTGGTTCTGGATATGTAGAAGCACCTGGAATAAAGTTCTATGGTGATGGTAGTGGTGCAGAAGCTGTGACTGAAATTGCTGATGGTGTGATAAGAAAGTTTGAAGTAACAAACCCAGGACTGGGTTATATAGATCAACCTACCATCACAATAAGCGGCAATTCGACCGTAGGAGCGTCTGCAACCGCTGTAATTGGTGAAGATGGGCAAATATCCTCAATTAATCTAATTAATGCAGGTATTGGTTATACAGAAGCACCCGTCATTACAATATCCGATCCATATCTAGAATCTCAAGGAAACTTTACCTTCAATGAAAAAGTAACTGGATCTGAGTCTGGTACAACAGCAAGAGTTAGAACTTGGAGTTATACAAATGTACTAGATGTTTCAAATATAACAGGAGAATTTAAGATTGGGGAATTAATTACTGGTGAGGAATCTGGTGCAACTCATAGAATATTGTTTGTTGATAAGTTCCCAACGGATGATGGATTTGCAGATAATTACAATATAGAAGCAGAGTCCGATAATATTATAGATTTCTCTGAGATGAATCCATTTGGAACCCCATAAATACAGTATATAAAACCTCTAGTTATGTTTGAATATTATTACAACGAAATATTAAGAAAAACGATTATTGCCTTTGGCACAATTTTTAATAATATTTCCATCAAGCATTTTGACAAAAATAATGAAATACTTGATGTTGTGAAGGTTCCTCTTGCATATGGACCAACGCAGAAGTTTCTTGCAAGACTTGAGCAATCTCCAGATTTAAATAAATCGACATCACTTACTTTACCAAGGATGTCATTTGAGTTCAATGGACTTAAGTACGATTCTGCCAGAAAAGTAACAACAACCCAGCAATTTGTTGCTATAGATGAGGTTGATGGTATTAAAAAAACTTACATGCCAGTTCCATATAATATGGATTTTGAGCTAAGTATTATGGCAAAAGTTAATGATGATATGCTCCAAATAGTTGAGCAAATATTACCATACTTTCAACCTGCATATAATATTTCCATTGAGTTGGTTGACGGAATAAAAGAAAAAAGAGATATTCCGATTGTTCTTGATAATATCACAATGCAAGATGATTACACTGGAGATTTTACCAGCAGAAGGGTTTTAACATATACCCTAAAATTTACGGCAAAGACATATTTGTATGGTCCTGTTATTTCTGCATCTAAAGATATCATCAAAAAAGCAACTATCAATTATCTTGGCGGAAAGGATAGTACTAGTGCAATTCGTGATATCACATATTCTGTGCAACCAAGGGCAATAAAAGATTATAGTGGAGATATTGTAACCACAATAACAGAAGATTTTGATACCACTGCAATAACTATAATTGTTGACGATCCAAGTGTATTGACAGAAGACTCATATATTGATATTGAAGGTGAGCAAATATATATCAAAGGAATCTCTGGGTCAAAGGTATTAGTAGAAAGAGGTCGGGATAATGCCGTAGTTACTTCTCACTTGAAAGGGGCCCCAGTCAAGTCAATCACTCAAGCAGATGATATACTTGTTGAAGAAGGTGACGACTTTGGATTTAATGGAGATATATTCTGATTATGGCAGATAAATTTAACAAATTAAATGAGACTTTTGATATTGAACCAGATGATTCTAAATCTAGTAAAATAGAGAAAATTGAACAAATTAGTTCTACAGTAGAAGATATCAAAAAAGATTATGAGTATACTCGTGGAAACTTATATTCTATAATAGAAAAGGGGCAAGAGGCAATTGATAGCGTTCTTGAGTTGGCACAGGAAACTGAGCAACCAAGAGCATATGAAGTTCTCGGGCAATTAATCAAGAACGTTTCAGATACTACAGACAAGTTGATGGAGCTCCAGAAAAAACTAAAGGATGTTGAAGAAGAAAGTGGAAAAACAAAGGGTCCTTCAACAGTCAACAATGCACTATTTGTTGGATCAACTGCAGAGTTATCAAAGTTATTAAAAAATGGTCTTAAGGATCTTGATAAATAAAACAGGTATTCTTTCTGATGTGACATGTTAGAAGAAAAGAAAAAGAAGAGTGACAAAGAAAAGATCAAAGGTATTGGTCGTGGGTATTGGGGAAGATTTGGTATAGAAGATGACCCAGAAGAGTGTTCCAACGGCGGAGATGTTGGAGAATCTGTGGTGATTGATGATGCAAATGGTAAAGCATATGCAAAAGTAGTAGACATAATTAAGAATAAAAGTCTTAAAGATTATTATAATATTGATGAGGCAGTTAGAGTTCCAGCAAAAACTGGAAACATGATTGATGTATATTTCAACTGGAGAGGGAGATATATATCACTTAAAATGTTTTTTCCAGAAGTGAGAATGCCAACTAAGAAAGATATTAATGACCAGATAGAAAAAGCATATCCAGGTGCTCGTGTAGTAACTCATAGCATTTCAAAAGTAGTATCTGGAGAACCATTTCTACAGATTGAGGATATGTCTGGAATGTCTCAGAGATCCGGAGATAAGAGAAGTACAGAGAGTGGTGCAGGTATGACTGCAAAGGGTGTCGCAAAGTACAACAGACGAACTGGTGGCAATCTTAAAACAGCTGTAACTACTCCACCATCGAAACTTAAAAAGGGATCAAAGTCATACAATCGTAGAAAGAGTTTTTGTGCTCGTTCACGGAGTTGGACTGGGGAAAGAGGAAAAGCAGCACGTCGTCGCTGGAATTGCTGAGGTAATTAAAAATGTCTAATTTTATCTGGGACGAAGAATTTGGTTTAAATGTATCAAGGGGGAAAGTAAGAGGAGCATTCAAAATTACCAAATTTGGTACAAATTTGGATGTTGATGGATCTTTAGAAACAATATGGGATGGTGGAGGTCTCTACACGTATCTTACTACTGCAGGTGTATTGACAGTCACGAGTACTGACGCAGACGACTCTGTATCTGGTAATGGTGCAAGAACTGTTACTATTGAGGGTTTGGATGAAAATTATGAACTAATTTCAGAAACTTTAATAGTTGGTGGAGCGGCTGGAACTTTAGAATTTTTTAGAGTCTTTCGCGCATTTGTTGCAAGTTCCGGGAGTTCTGGGACAAATGAGGGAACAATTTCAATATCATCGGGAGCAACTACTCTTGCACAAATTCGCACTGTAGGATCTCCAATCTCAATTGGTCTAGGACAAACTTTTATGGCACAATACACGATTTGTGCTGGATATACTGGATACATTTACTCCTGGGATGTAAGCACTGCAAAAGCAGATGGTGATATTTTTCTCATGAAAAGGGGATCCAATGATAATGGAACTTGGAGAGCGCAAGATACGATCCATACAAATGTCAATGATGTAGAGAGAAGATATCAATTCCCAATAAAAATTGAGGAGAAGACTGATATTGAGGTTAGGGCTTTATCTGGGACAAATAATATGAAATGCTCTTCAACTTTCTCTATTGTATGCATAAAAAATGATTATTGATTATGACTGATTCTTATCTCGGTAATCCCCTACTTAAGAAGTATGGGACAACACATGAATTTACAGAAGAACAAATTATAGAAATAGTAAAGTCCCAGAATGATCCAGTTTACTTTGCTAATAATTATATCAAAATTGTTTCACTTGACGAAGGTTTAACTCAATTTAAACCATATGATTTTCAGGAGAAATTAATTAATAACTTCCATGAGAATAGATTTAATATTTGTAAGATGCCACGACAAACTGGCAAATCTACAACAGTTATATCATATCTCCTACACTTCATGCTATTTAATGCAAATGTAAGTATTGGCATTCTAGCGAACAAAGCATCAACATCTAGAGAACTTTTAAGTAGACTTGCAACTGCATATGAAAACATTCCAAAGTGGATGCAGCAAGGTGTGATAAACTGGAACAAAGGAAATATTGAATTAGAAAATGGCAGTAAAATATTGGCAGCTTCTACGTCTGCAAGTGCTGTGCGAGGTATGTCGTTTAACATCCTCTTTCTCGACGAGTTCGCGTTCGTCCCAAATCACGTTGCTGACCAATTCTTTGCATCTGTTTATCCTACTATTACTTCTGGTAAAAGCACCAAAGTAATTATTGTTTCTACGCCACATGGTATGAATCATTTCTACCGAATGTGGCATGATGCCGAGAAATCAGTTAGCGAATATGTACCAACTGAAGTCCACTGGTCAGAAGTTCCAGGTAGAGACGATAAGTGGAAAAAACAAACAATTGCAAACACATCTGAATCTCAGTTTAAGGTTGAGTTTGAGTGTGAATTCTTAGGATCTGTTGATACCTTAATTGCACCAAGCAAACTTAAAACAATGGTGTATGAGAATCCACAAACAATGAATGCTGGTTTAGATGTTTATAAAGAACCAGTAGATAATCATGATTATGTAATAACTGTTGATGTTGCCCGTGGAGTTGGTGAGGATTACTCGGCATTCATTGTTATTGATATTACAGAGTTTCCGCATAAAGTTGTAGCAAAATATAGAAATAATGAAATAAAACCGATGATGTTCCCAAACATCATATATCAAGTCGGCAAGAGTTACAATGATGCATTTATACTGTGCGAGGTAAATGATGTTGGGGATCAAGTGGCATCAATTATACAATATGATTTAGAGTACCAAAATTTATTAATGTGCTCTATGAGAGGTCGTGCTGGACAAGTAGTTGGTCAAGGTTTTTCTGGAAAGAAAACTCAATTGGGTCTAAAGATGTCCAAAACAGTAAAGAAAGTTGGATCTCTTAATTTAAAAACACTGATTGAGGAAGACAAACTTTTATTCTCCGATTATGAAATAATCTCAGAACTTACAACTTTCATATCAAAAAGAAATTCATTTGAGGCAGAAGATGGGTGTAATGATGACTTAGCAATGTGTCTAGTCATATATGCATGGTTAGTAGCACAAGATTATTTTAAAGAACTAACTGACCAGGATGTAAGAAAGAGATTATATGAAGAGCAAAAGAATCAGATAGAGCAAGATATGGCACCATTTGGTTTTATGACTGATGGATTGGATGATACAGAGAGTTTCGTTGATGAAGATGGTGATCGTTGGCATGTAGATGAGTATGGTGATAGAGCATATATGTGGGATTATCTATCATGATCAATAGAAAAAGCACTAAAGAAAAAGTTATTGATCTTATACGTTTTGTAATTTTTATACAATTGATGATTGTTGCTGCTACTATCTTTGGGTGCTTTGTGCCAGGTAAAACTTGTGATGGAGAATCAAAGCAATATATTGCAAATATGATGACTCTTATAACTACTTCTACATTTGCGCTGTATGCAGCAGAGAAATGATAGAAGGTTTTGATGACAACCAACTTAAACTAGGACATCTTCTTCTCACTGATAGAATCTGTAGAAAATGTGGGAAAGTTAAAAATTTATTAGATTGCTTTTATAGAACGAGAAAAGATAGGGGTCCTGCAGCGGCATCATATTCATATGAATGCAAAGAGTGTACAAAGAAAAGAATCATATCAAAAAGACGAAAAAAGGATGCTATCGATAGATGGGAGTATCCAGATTGGTAGTTCACGCTAGGTTTCCCCAATGAAACTTGCCCTTTTAATAAATAATTTTTAGTTTAAGTTTAGTTAACGGAGAAACAAATGGCAACTCCACAATTATCTCCCGGTTTGATTTCTAGAGAAATTGACCTGACAGTTGGTAGAGTTGATAATGTAATTGATATTACTGGTGCTTTTGCTGGACCATTTTCTATTGGACCAGTTGACGAACCAATCAATATTAATAGTGAAAAAGATTTAATTAGTGTATTTGGAAGACCAAGTGAATCAGGAAATCACTATGAATATTGGATGAGTGTATCGTCATATCTGTCATATGGCGGAAATATGAGCATTGTCAGAACATCAGGAAGCAATCTGAAGAATGCTAATGATACCGGTTCTGCAAGCATGATCAAAAATTATGATGACTACCAACTATATCACACCAGTGCAAGTGGTTATAGTTTCATTGCAAAAAACCCAGGAACATGGGCAAATGGAATGAAAGTATGTATGATCGATGATATGGCCGATCAAATAATTGAAGTTGATACCAATGATTTGACTACAGATGGGGCTGTCGTTGGAGAAGGTATTATTGCACCGTTAACCGCAGTAGAAATTCCTGGATCTGGTGGAGTAGAAACATTCACTGGAGATATAAAGGGTATTATTACATCTATAACAAATTCAACAGTATCAAACAGCAAATTGACTGTTAAGGTTGTATCTAGGATTTCTTCTACTGGCGTTGAAACTCCTATGGATTATATTCCTATGAGTGCTTATGCCTCATTTGAAGCAGGAAAAACTATATCATATATCGATCCAACCGGATCAGTATCTGGAACATCAATTGTTGATTCATCATACGACTGGTATGATCAACAGACTCTTGGATTAGAAAATTCTACAATTTACTGGAAGTCCATTGCACCAAAACCAACCTCAACGAACTACACGCTTTCCAGAAACGGAAAGAACGATGGTATTCATATTGTTGCTGTTGATGACTTGGGAACTGTAACTGGAGTTCGAGGTAATATTTTAGAGAAGCACCTCTTCTTGTCAAAATCTTTAGATTCAACTTCGGATGTAAATGCTCCACAAAAAAATTATTATAAATCATATATTGCAGATTTTTCAGATAATCTGTACGTTGGAGATGCGGCACTAACTAAAGTTGCAACAGGATTCTCATCCGGATTTGTAGCAGATAGTGCAGAGTGGGGAGAAAAGTCACAAGATAGCGTATATAAATCTGCAGGAAACTTATCATTCACCCTTTCAGGTGGAGAGGATTATGGTGCAGATGGTTCAATGGATACATCATTAACAGACCTGATGGAATCATACAGTCTGTTCATGAATGACAATGAAACTGATATTGATTTTCTTATCATGGGACCAGGTCTTTCTGACAGAAACCAATCTATTGCCAAAGCAAATTATCTGATTTCTATTGCAGAAATGAGAAAGGATTGTATGGCAGTTTGCGGTCCACACATGAGCGATTTGATTGGAGTTGCGAATACAGAAACTCAAACCGATAATTTAATTTCATACTTTGGTTCACTACAATCTTCATCATATGCAGTATTTGATAGTGGATATAAGTATACTTATGATAGATTCTCAAATAAATTTAGATATATTCCATGCAACCCAGATGTTGCCGGAATTATGGCAAGAACAAATATAACATCATTCCCATGGTTCTCCCCTGCTGGAGAAAACAGAGGTGTTATTAACAATGCAATCAAACTTGCATTTAATCCATCAAAAGCACAAAGGGACCGTCTTTATCCACAAAGAGTTAATTCCTTTATTACGCAAACTGGAAAAGGAACATTCTTATTTGGTGATAAGACTGCACTTTCTTACCCATCTGCTTTTGATAGAATTAACGTTCGTCGGTTATTCTTAACAGTCGAACAAACCCTCGAAAGTGCAGCACAAGCTCAGTTATTCGAACTTAACGATGATCTGACAAGATCAGCATTTGTAAATATTGTTGATCCATTCCTTCGTGATATTCAAGCAAAGAGAGGATTATCAGATTACCGTATTATTTGTGATGGAACAAATAATACTCCAGATATCATTGATAACAATGAATTCAGAGCAGACATCTTCTTAAAACCAACAAAGTCAATTAATTATATTACATTGACATTTGTTGCCACAAGAACTGGCGTAAGTTTTGAAGAAGTAACTGGTAGATCTTGATAAAAATCCATAACACAAAAAAACGGAGGAAAAAACAATGGGATCAGCACATACTATCAACGACTTTAAATCTAGACTAAGGGGTGGGGGAGCTCGCCCCAATTTATTTAAAGTGGAAATTCCTGCATTCTTTGGTAACGATGATACTTTCTCGTATCTTTGTAAAGCAGCTGCAATTCCTGCTTCAGTCGTAGCATCTATTGATGTACCATTTAGAGGTAGAATTCTAAAGGTTGCTGGAGATAGGACATTTGAACCATGGACAATCACAGTTATCAATGATGAAGATTTCGCGATCAGAAAGAAATTTGAGCTGTGGATGCAAGAAATTGCACAATATTCAGATGCTTCTGGATATTCAAATCCACAAGGATATATGAAGAATGCACTTGTTACGCAATTGGGTAGAAAACATGCAGCAGCGGCAGCAACACCTGCAGCATCGGCAGCAACACCTGCTAGTGGTGCTAGTGGTGACACTACTGAGAAGGATCCAACAGGATCAAACTTGAGTCATTATGAGGGGAATGGATTATCTCCAATTGCACACTATACTTTCTTTAGTATTTTCCCAACTAATCTTAGTGCAATTGAATTGAATTATGAAAGCACAAATGCAATTGAAGAGTTCCAGGTGGAAATGCAAGTGAACTACTGGCATCCAAGTAAACTCCAAGATAAAAAGGATGATAATAAGAATGAGGAGAATAGTACTGGTTTTTGATACTATAAATAGTAGAAAACAAATTACTTAAATAATGGCAAGGCTCTTTGGTTTTTCAATTGATGATAATGAAGATAAGCTGAGTAAATCAGCGGTCTCCCCCGTTCCTCCAAATAATGAGGACGGGGTTGATCATTATATGAGTAGTGGTTTTTTTGGTTCTTACCTTGATATTGAAGGGGTTTACAAGACAGAATTCGATCTAATAAAAAGATATCGTGAGATGTCACTTCACCCAGAAGTTGATACTGCTATTGAGGATATTGTAAACGAAGCAATTGTTTCTGATCAGAATGATAGTCCAATAGAAATCGAACTATCAAATCTTAAGGCTAGTGATGGTATAAAGAAGACTATTAGAGAAGAATTTAGGCATATCCTTGATATGCTTGATTTTCATAAAAAATCTCACGAAATTTATAGGAATTGGTATGTTGATGGTAGATTGTATTATCACAAAATTATTGATTTAAAAAATCCACAAGATGGCATTCAAGAACTGCGTTACATAGACCCAATGAAAATGAGGTATGTTAGGCAGCAAAAGAAAACAGAAAAGGATAAGTATAATCAGCTTATTAGTAGTAATATGCTGAGAGATGAAAATCCAATGGAATATAATTTTCCAGAAATAGAAGAATATTTCATCTATAACCCCAAATCTACTGGGACTGGAAACCCAATGCAAACAAATACAACAAAAGGTATTCGTATTGCAAAAGATTCCATCACATATTGCACATCTGGTTTGGTAGATAGAAACAAAGGAACCACTCTTTCATATCTTCATAAATCAATTAAATCTCTCAATCAACTCAGAATGATTGAGGATAGTTTGGTAATCTATAGATTGTCAAGAGCACCAGAGCGTCGTATTTTTTACATCGATGTTGGCAATTTGCCTAAAGTAAAAGCAGAGCAGTATTTGCGTGACGTAATGATGCGTTACAGAAATAAACTTGTATACGATGCATCAACAGGAGAGATCAGAGATGACAAAAAGTTCATGTCTATGCTTGAGGACTTCTGGCTTCCTAGAAGGGAGGGAGGACGTGGAACTGAAATTACTACTCTGCCTGGAGGTCAAAACCTCGGAGAAATCACAGATATTGAATACTTTAAGAAAAAACTCTACCGGGCCCTTAATGTTCCGCCGTCGCGTATGGACGGAGAAGGTGGATTTAATCTGGGTAGATCATCTGAAATCCTTAGGGATGAGTTAAAATTTACAAAATTTGTAAGTCGTTTGAGAAAGAGATTCTCAAATATGTTCCATGATATTCTGAGGACCCAACTAATTCTGAAGAATGTGGTTACCCCAGAAGATTGGGAAAGAATGAAGGAGCATATTCAATTTGACTTCTTATATGATAATCACTTCTCAGAACTAAAAGAATCTGAATTAATGCAAGATAGGTTTGGTTTATTAGAAACTGCTCAACCATATGTTGGAAAATATTTCTCACAAGATTATGTACGCAGAAAGATTTTGCGTCAAACTGATGAACAAATCATTGAACAAGATAAGATGATTGAGAAAGAAATTGCGGATGGCGTTATTCCAGATCCAAATCAACCAGTTGATCCTGAGACTGGAATGCCAATGGATCCATCAATGGAGGGTGATCCAGGAGCAGGAGGTTCTGCTGGAGGTATGGGAGATGTTCCAATAGAACCAGATTTGGAGCAGCAAGCAAGAGCAACAAAAGCACCAGAAATGCCCAAGGGTGGTGAGATATAAATAACTGTTAGTAAACTTTAATATTTTATAACTATGGATGAGCTATTAGATATGATTTCACGGGATGAGTCACCCTCCCAAGTGAGCGATTCTATTAAAGAGCTTTTATTCCAAAAAGCAACTCAAAGGGTTGACGCATTTCAACCAATGGTAGCAAAAACTGCTTTTGATTTAGAAGGACAAGAGGAGGAGATTGGGGATGAATAGAACTTTAATGATTGGGGATGAATCTCCAATTCCAACACTAAGCACTTCTGCCAGTACTTTTGATTCCGCTACTGTTGTTAGGGTGGTGAATGCTACCGCTTCAGCAGAAACTTTGACAATGATTAATGATGATGCAGAATCTGTATCTATTACTATCATGGCAAATACTGTTGAGCTTATTGAAAAGAAACCAACATTCACCATTTGGTGCAGTGCATCATTGAGAGGAGCAAAAGTAGGATTTACAAACTAAGAAAATGAAACTAATCAGAGAAGAGATAGAGAACATAGAAGTCATTACTGAGAATGTAAATGGCAAAAAAACACTCTTTATTCAAGGACCATTTCTTCAAACAGAGATGAAGAATAGAAATGGTAGAATGTATAGAATGAGTGTAATGGAACCAGAGGTTGGTAGGTACACTGAATCTTACATTAATAAAGGTCGTGCTTTAGGTGAGTTGGGTCATCCAGATGGTCCAACTATCAACCTCGATAGAGTTTCTCATAAAATTGTAGGTCTACATAGAGAAGGTAACAATTTTATTGGAAAAGCACAAATCCTCTCTACACCAATGGGGAAAATTGCAGAATCTTTACTGAAAGATGGTGTTACTCTTGGCGTCTCTTCTCGTGGTATTGGTTCGTTAAGAGAAACAAAGGATGGGTATAAAGAAGTTGGTGAAGATTTTCAGTTAGCAACAGCTGCCGATATTGTTGCCGATCCTTCTGCGCCAGATGCTTTCGTTAATGGCATCATTGAAGGAAGAGAATGGGTTTGGGAAGGTGGTATCCTTAGGGAGCAACTTGAAAAAAAAAAAAAAAAGAAAATTAATACTTTAGTCGATCAAAGATTGCTTGACGAATATAAATTAGGTCTTTTCGAAGATTTTATATCAAAACTTTAAATTACTAAATAAATATAGATTATTCAAAGGTTAAATTGGGAGAATAAACATGTCCAGTGGAGATCTACAAGAAATGGAAGTAAGCACAAAGCAGTCCAAAACTGCTGTAAATGCTGGTGCAAAACCTGCTGAACCAATGCCAAAAATGGCTGACCCAGGAACTCAACTAGGTGCTATTGAAGATCTCGGCGGTCCCACCCCCGAGAACTATAAGCCCGACGATGATTCCGCCAAGTTCAAGGATCCTTCAGCTACCTTGAAACAGGTGAAGGATATAATCACAAGGGGAGCAAAGGCTGCTGACCCAATGCCAACCTTGGATAAGAAAAATGCTTTGCCAGAAGAAGTCGAATCTGAAGAGTCAGAAGTAGCAGTAGAGGAATCTGAACTGGAGACCGAAGTTGTTGCCGAAGATGAAGTAGAAGAGGCATATGGCAAGAAAGGAAAGAAAAAGTCTTGCTCAGAAGAATCTGAAGAGGAAGGCGAAGAAGTTTCCGAAGAAGAGCAAATCACTGTCGAATATAGCATTGAAGAAGATGTCAATGCATTATTTGAAGGTGAGGAACTCTCAGAAGAATTCCAAGATAAAGCAAAAACAATTTTTGAATCTGCAATCAACTCTAAGCTCGATCAACTGAATGAGCAGCTGACTCAGAAGTACGAGGAAGCATTTGAAGAAGAAGTTGCAGAAATGAAGAGTGCGCTCACTGAAAGAGTGGACTCCTACCTTGAGTACGTTGCTGATGAGTGGTTCACTGAGAACATGATCAGTATCGAAAAAGGTCTGAAGATTGACATGACTGAGAGTTTCCTCTCAGGCATGAAGGATCTTTTTGAAGCACATTATGTAGAAATTCCTGAAGATAAATATGATGTTCTCCATAGCATGACAAATAAACTTGATGAAATGGAAAGTAAACTCAACGAGCAGATTGAGAAAAACGTTTCCCTGAATGCACGTCTCTCCGAGTCTGTTGCTGATGGAATCGTAGATCAAGTCTCTGAAGGTCTTGCACAGACACAGAAAGAGAAGCTCGCCTCACTTGCCGAAAGTGTAGAGTTTGAAAGTGAAACCCAATATCGTGAAAAGTTGGAGACTTTAAAGGAAGCATATTTTGCACCTAAGAAACAGTCTACAGCTGCAACAACTGAAACCCTGTCTGAAGGCGTAAGCAATGATCACCAGCAATATACTGGATCGATGAATGCTTATGTTAGAGCACTGGGAAGCACAGTTAAATAACTGAAACTGATTTATTAATCAAACCGTAAACGTCACACAAAGGTAAACGCAAATGTTCCACTCAGAGCATCTGCAGGAAAAGTGGGCACCTCTCCTCAACTATGAGGGTCTTGATCCTATCAAGGATTCCCACCGTAAGGCAGTTACTGCCGTCCTGCTTGAAAATCAAGAAAAATTCCTCCGTGAGCAAAGTGCATTTGAAAATGGCACTACAATGCTTACAGAAACACCAAACATGCACACCAATAGCGGTGCATCTGGTTCACCTGCTGGTTTCTCAGGTACTGCTGCAGCAGCAGGTCCTGTTGCAGGTTTCGACCCAGTTCTGATCTCCCTGATCAGACGCTCTATGCCTAACCTGGTCGCTTATGACCTCGCAGGCGTTCAACCAATGAATGGTCCTACTGGACTGATCTTCGCAATGCGTTCACGCTACGAAAATCAGGCTGGAGCGGAAACATTCTTCGACGAAGTCGATTCAGCATTCTCTGGACAAGATGCTGGTGGCGACATCACCCAAGGTAACTATGTTGATGGTTCCAGTGGTGCTGCTGCTGGTTTTGGTGCTGCTGCACAAGCAGGATCTAACCCCAACGTCCTGAACCCAATTGGCGCTGATGAAGCTGCACAAAATGCACAGCAGATTCAGTATAAAGTTGGTCAGGGTATGCAAACTGCAGATTCTGAGGCACTCGGAAGCGCAGCGGGCGATCACTTCAACCAGATGGCATTCTCAATCGAGAAGGTCACTGTAACCGCTAAGTCCAGAGCACTGAAGGCAGAATACAGCCTTGAGCTTGCACAGGATCTGAAGGCGATTCATGGTCTGAATGCAGAAGCTGAGTTGGCAAACATTCTGTCAACTGAGATTCTGTCTGAAATCAACCGTGAAGTCATCAGAACTCTGTACAAGGTTGCTGAACCTGGCGCACAGCACAATGTTGCAACCGCTGGTCTGTTTGACCTCGATGTTGACTCCAACGGTCGTTGGTCTGTTGAGAAGTTCAAAGGTCTTCTGTTCCAGATGGAGCGTGATGCAAACGCAATCGCACAAAGAACACGTCGTGGAAAGGGCAACATCGTCATGTGCTCAGCAGACGTTGCTTCTGCACTGACCATGGCTGGTGTACTCGACTACACCCCTGCTCTGAATGCAAACCTGAACGTTGATGACACCGGCAACACCTTCGCAGGCACACTGCAAGGCAAGTATCGTGTATACATCGATCCTTATTCAGGTGGTTCAAACCCAGGATCCAATGGTGCTCAGTACTATGTCATGGGTTATAAGGGTTCTTCACCTTATGACGCTGGCATGTTCTACTGCCCATATGTACCTCTGCAGATGGTACGTGCAGTTGGAGAGAACACCTTCCAGCCTAAGATCGGCTTTAAGACCCGTTACGGTCTGGTAGCTAACCCATTCGCTGAAGGTCCAGACACCGCTAACGGTGCTCAAGGTCTTGGAAGACTGACAATGAACTCCAACCGTTACTACAGACGTGTAATGGTTAAGAACCTTATGTGATATAATATAGGTTCCGTGTGAAGGAAGTGTTTGAGGGTCTCATCGAGACCCTCTTTTTTTATCTAAATAATCAATAAAATGTCCGATTTTTCAAAACAAATTGATAATAGAAATTTTCTTGCTCCTGTAGGATTTAAATTTCTTATCAATAGAAGTCCTAAAGCATCATTCTTTTGCAATAAAGCAAATATACCTGATTTAACTTTAGGAATGACAGTTCAACCAAACTACTACAGACCAATCCCACAACCAGGTGAGATTATAGAGTTTGGCGATTTAAAAATAAGATTTTTAGTAGATGAAGATCTAACAAATTATTTGGAAATACAAAAATGGATAAGAGGACTTGGATTTCCGGAAAATTCTATGCAATTTTCTGATCTAGAAAATGACCCCAATTATCCAATTAGTACTGATGGGCAAGATATTTACTCTGATGGTACGCTGCAGGTATTGAGCAGTAACTACATACCAAAATTTGAAATTAGTTTTAAAGATTTATTTCCCTATAGCTTGACAACTCTAGATTTTGATGCAACCGACACCAGTATCGAGTACTTTACATCTGAGGTCAGTTTCAAGTATACTATGTATAATATACTTGATGCTCAAGGAAAACCACTATGACTGGATTTGAAGATGACATTGTGATTAAGGTTGACCGTGGTGCGATCAATCTTAAAGTAGTTCAAGATATGTGGGAAAAGGATTCTGAACTTGATATGGATAATCTTCATCAAGAATCTATAAATATACCTAGGCTCCATGCCAAATATTATGACTTATATAATATGACGAAATTGCTAAAAGAGAGAGCAGAGCATACAAGAAAGAATATTAGACACGAAAGATATGAATATTATTCGGGTAAAGCAGATCCAGAAATATATAACCAAGATCCGTTTCCCAAAAAGATTAGGGATAAGGAAACTATGCAAAAGTATTTGGATGCAGATAAGGAACTCTCAAGATTTTCGTTAAAAATCAAGTACTATGACATAATTTTAGATTATATAGATAATATACTGAATAAAATGATTGCTAATAGATCTTATCAGATTCGAGCTGCAATTGATTTTATGAAGTTCAATTCAGGATTGGGATAATGGACGAAGAATTTTTTGAGGAAGAATTTGAAGCAGGATATCAATTAGAAGTTGGTATAGATGACATATATTTAATGTACCACTGTGTTAAGGAAACAATTAAGAATTGGCCTGGTGCCCCTGCTCGCCCAGTAGAAGAGCAGCAAGCTCTTTGGGATTTAAGAGATAATTTATATCGCTGTATTCTTGATCATAAGTTCCACGAGATGTGATAAATATTAACAGATGATTGGACTCATGTGGTTGACACGACAGCAAATCTTATTATATCCAAATCCAACGAAGTATTTTTAAAAGTTAAAACAGAACCTCATATTGAATACGAACTAAGAGATCATTTTACTTTTGAAGTTCCAAATGCAAAGTTCATGCCACAGTATCGTGGCAAAAATTGGAATGGAGAAATACATTTATTTGATATGAGATCAAAGCAGATCTATGTTGGTCTGTTAGATAAGATTGTGCAATTTTGTGAAAATTATAATTACACCTATAAATTTGAAGACAATAAGTTCTATGGTACTCCCTATGAAGAGAATGAAGATATTACATATGAGGGTGTCAAAGGATATATGGAAGCGATTACTCGTTATAGTCCAAGGAAGTACCAGATCGAGGGAGTATATGGTGCGCTAAAACATAACAGGAAATTATTGATAAGCCCAACTGCTTCTGGAAAATCTCTGATGATTTATTCAATCGTGAGATATTATCATTCTCAAGGCGAAAAAATATTGCTAGTTCTACCAACGACATCTTTAGTAGAGCAGTTATATAAGGATTTTGAGGATTATGGATGGGATTCAGAGTCATATTGTCATAAGATATATTCTGGCAGAGAAAAAAGTAATGATATGCCCGTCACAATCACAACATGGCAATCCATTTATAAGTTAGATAGATCCTTCTTTGAGGACTTCAATGTAATTATAGGTGATGAAGCTCATTTATTCAAGAGTAAGTCATTGATTCAAATCATGACCAAATTACATCATGCTAAGTATAGATTTGGGTTCACGGGTACTTTAGACGGCACACAGACGCATAAGTGGGTCTTAGAGGGATTGTTTGGACCATCATATAAGGTAACTAAAACTGAGGAGTTAATGAGAAAGGGGCATCTTGCTCAACTTGATATCCAATGTCTTGTTCTAAAACATGATGGGCAAAACTTTAATACATATGAAGATGAAATTCAATATCTTATTTCTCATGAACAGAGAAACAACTTTATAAAAAATCTCACTTTAGACTTGAAAGGAAATACACTTGTTCTTTTTCAAAGAGTAGAAAGTCATGGCGCAATACTTTACGAAAAGATAAATAGTAATAAGCGAGATGGTCATAAAGTATTCTTTGTTCATGGTGGAGTGAATACTGAAGAAAGAGAGCTTGTTCGTGAAATCGCTGAGAGAGAAAATAATGCTATTATTGTAGCATCTTATGGAACATTTTCAACAGGCAATAATATAAAGAATCTCCATAATGTTATTTTTGCTTCTCCGTCCAAATCAAGAATCAGAAACCTTCAATCTATTGGTAGGGTACTGAGGAAATCGAATAATAAATCTAAAGCAATTCTCTATGATATTGGAGATGATATAAGAAAAGGTACAAAAAATAACTATACATTGAATCACTTAATCGAAAGAATTAAGATATACAATGAAGAAAAATTTAATTATGAAATAGTCACAATTCAACTTAGAAAAGGAGATTCCATGTGATAGAAGAAGACTTTTATGCTACTCTTAAACTTAAAACTGGAGAAGAAATATTTGCAAAAGTTGCTGCTTCAGAAGAAAGTGAAAAGATATTTTTAATATTATCTAATCCTGTAGTAATAGGAGAAGTGCATATTAAGTCTGATGTTGTTGGATATAAAATTGAACCTTGGATCAAAATGTCAAAGGATGATTTATTTTTCATAAGTTTAGATGATGTATTGACAATGTCAGAATCATTTGATCTTGAAATCATCAGAATACATCAAGAATATATCCATCGTAATAAAAGAATAAAGAATGGTGGAGCAGGACAAATTACTAAGAGAATGGGATACATTAGTAATATTCATGATGCAAAAGAGATTCTAGAAAAACTCTTCAATAAAGAATCTGAGTCTGAAACTGATTTGGATTAGTATCTATAGTATTCTTATCAACCCTGACAGAGTTATCCTACTTACATTTTGCTTCTTTGTCAAGTCGATTGTCAAGATTAGAATTCGGTGATATAATTACTACATAATTATGAGAGTATTTTATGTTGAGTAATACCGTGGCAAAAAGAAAAAGATCAGAGCACTATGTAAATAATAAAGAGTTCTTGGCAGCCCTGTCTGATTACAGAGCAGAAGTTGAGAGAACTTTTATTCAGAAGTATGGTAGAGAACCAACCAAGGAAGATAGATCTAAGAGGTGGGATACGAAACCAGTCATACCCAGATACATTGGAGACTGTTTTCTTAAGATTGCAAATCATTTGTCATTTAAACCAAATTTTGTAAACTATATGTTTAAGGAGGATATGATCTCTGATGGCATTGAGAATTGTGTTCAGTACATTCACAATTTTGATCCACAGAAATCTCAGAATCCTTTTGCATACTTTACTCAAATCATCCACTACGCATTTCTTCGTCGTATTCAAAGAGAGAAGCGTCAATTAGATATTAAAAATAAAATTATTGAGAAATCTGGATATAGCGAAGTGTTTGATGATAGCAACACACTTGACGGATCTAACTATTCTGACTATAATTCTATTAAGGATAATGTTCATTCAAAACTTCGCCACTGATGAAAGTTGCAATCATTACGGACACACACTATGGTGCTCGTAAAAACTCTAAATTATTTCATGATTACTTTTTAAGATTTTATAACGATATATTTTTTCCTACCATAGATGAGGAAGGTATAGATACGATCTTGCATCTTGGCGATGCGTTTGATAATCGCACAGGGATCAATTTTGGGGCACTATCTTGGGCAAAAGATAACATCTTTGATCCGATTAAAGAGAGGGGTATTAATGTTCACTTGATTGTTGGCAATCATGATTCTTACTATAAGAATACAAATGATGTGAATGCAGTTGATCTTCTCCTTCGTGAATATGATAATGTAAATGTATATTCTGAAGCAACCGAAGTATTAATTGATAAACTTAAGGTCTTGTTTATCCCTTGGATCAATTCAGAAAATGAAGAAAGTACTTTTAAACTCATTGAAAAGACGGATTGCAAAGTGTCGATGGGGCACCTTGAACTCGCAGGATTTGCAGCTAATAAACATG